AAGTCTCGTAAGCGGGGCGTCGGTAGCTTCAAGTTCAGCGAGGGGATCAAGGTCTCGGAGCGTCTCGTTCAGCTCCCAAGGCTAGGGAAGATCAAGCTCAAGCAACGCGGGTACCTCCCGACCTCGGGGGTGAAGATCCTCTCAGCTTCGGTCTCCGAGAAGGCGGGACGTTGGTACGTCTCGATCCAGGTGGAGCAAGAGCTACCGGATCCCGCTCCGAAGCTGGCGATCCTCGGAGTCGACGTTGGGATCAAGAGCTTGGCGGTCACCAGCGAAGGCGAGGTCTTCGCCAACCCAAAAGCTCTCCAGGCGGCTCAAAAGCTTCTCCGAGCGAGACAACAAGCGGTCGCGAGGAAACAGAAGGGGTCCAACAACAGGAGGAAAGCGACCCAGAAGGTCGCGAGGTTGCACGCTAGGATCTCCAATATCCGGAGGGATTCGATCCACAAGATGACGACTGCGATCACCAAGCAGGCGTCAGTAATCGTGATCGAAGACCTCAACGTCGCCGGGATGTTGAGAAACCACTGTCTTGCCCGGTCTCTGTCGGACGCCTCCCTCGGGGAGATCCACCGACAGCTCACCTACAAGAGTCAGTGGCGTGGGGTCGAGCTAAGGACCGCGGACCGCTTCTACCCAAGCAGCAAGAGGTGTTCTGGGTGTGGGGCGGTGAAGACCTCGCTCTCGTTGAGCGAGAGGGTCTACCGATGCGAGCGTTGTGGTCTCGTGATCGATCGAGACCTGAACGCTGCCCTCAACTTGAAAGATTTGGCCGGGAGTTCCCCGGTGCAAGCCTGTCGCCCTGGAGGCTCTGGTGCTGCTCTTACGAGCGGTACGAAACCTCTGGTTGGGCAGGAACCGAACCGGGAGGCTTCCTCGTGAAGCAAACCGGCCCCGGAGAACGTAAGGGGTAGCGCGTGGCGCCCTCGTTGCTGTACGTGAGGTACAACTTCTCCGTCGAGGTCGCGGGGACGAAGTTCTGCCCGACCCGGGTGCAAAGCGACCGACAGTGTGACGGCGTCATCTGGGTCTGGTCGGAGCACGAGCCGGGCCGCCCGACGCTGTGGGAACGGTTCGACGCGGTACCCCAACGCGCGTCGGTTACGCTGTACTGCTACGATAAGCCCGGTCGGACCGTGTCGTTCACGTACCGGACGGTGTCGTGGTACCCGTTCAGCCTCTATTCACGGGCTGAGCACGAAGGCGCCAGTGCGGCCGAAGAGTTCGTGCGGCTCGACGGCGTCGAGTACGAGACCACGGGCTTCGCGGCCGCGCGTATGTTGGCCGAGGCTGAGCTGACGAAGAAGGTGGACAAATGACGGTGACGGCGTGGATCGTGTGGTGTCCGGAGCTGGGCGGCGGCCGCGACGGTGCAGGGACAATCCGAGCCGTCAGCGCTGAGGCCGCGGCCCGACAGTGGGGCCAGAACTACGACCAACGCGGCGACTACGACCTCGCGCGCGGCGCGACCTACGTGGTGATGGTCGCGGAGGACCGCGAGGGATCGCCGGAGCAGCGCTTCGAGGTCCGCGCCGAACCGAGCGTGGACTACTTCGCCCAAGAACTCGCCGCGGAGGACGTCCGATGACGGCGGACCCGAAGCGCAACCCGGGCTGGAAGCGTCCGCCCGGTTGGGTGTACGAGGAGGATTGGGGCTCTCCGGCGTGGATCGAAAGGATGCGGATCGCGAACGAGGAGCGGCAGCGGAGGTTGCTCCGGTACGGGTTCCACGACTGCCCGGCGTGTGGCGTTCAGCACGGCCCAGGCATGACCCTCACGTGCCGCGTGTGCGGCCACAAGGCTGTCGATCCCGACGCCGGGGCGAGCGCGTGACGCGTCGACTGGCCCAAGGGCTGACTGACGCCGCGCCGCGAGCCTGGCGACCGGCGGAGCTGTACCAACTGTACTGCCGCGGGTTCCAGGACGGTGCCGGGAGGCGCGCGATGAGGGTGGAGCGCGGCGCCGACACCGAGGCGTACCAACGCGGCTACCGCGACGGGCAGGTCGCGGGCCGCAAGGCGGCGACCGCGTACGCTGCCGAGGTCGGGTACGAGCCGACGGTCCTGAGGACCCAGGGTGAGCCGTCGGGCTCGGGGTAAGGGAGCTGACATGGGAACCGGCGTCCGGAGGCTTGTCCGGGCTAGACAACGAAAAGGAAACGACATGAACATCGACGATTTGACGGTGAAGCAGTTGCGCGAGATTCAGGCGATGATGCCGGTGCTGAAGGCTGCGTCGGCGGAGAAGGCGCCTCCGTTTCCGTTCGGCCCTGGGGACGCAGTACTCATCCGCACCGTGACGATGATCGACATTGGACGGGTGAAGGCGGTTGGCCGTGACTGGATCTCGCTGGAGGACGGCGGGTGGGTGGCCGACACGGGTCGCTTCTCGGAGATGCTGACAAGCGGTAAGCTCAACGAGTTCGAGCGGGCTCCGAGTTGGTTCGTCGTCGGGCGTGGAGCTATCTGCGACGCATTCCCGTGGCTGCATGAATTGCCCAAGGTGACGAAGTGAACGCGGCGGTCATGCGAGCAGGCTTCGAGTCGTCGAGGTCGCGGTCGGGGTCGTGGTCGGGGTCGCGGTCGAGGTCGCGGTCGGGGTCGTGGTCGGGGTCGAGGTCGGGGTCGCGGTTGCGGTCGGGGTCGCGGTCGCGGTCGTGGTCGTGGTCGTGGTCGTGGTCGTGGTCGGGGTCGGGGTCGCGGTCGGGGTCGGGGTTGTGGTCGCGGTCGCGGTCGTGGTCGTGACGCCCACCATTCTATGGGTCGTTGGTGCGCCGGGGTGCGGCAAGACGACGTTGGTTCGGGCGCTGCTCGATTGGCTCGACTCCGGTCAACTTCGCTATGGCACGCCCAAGCCCAAGTGGACCGTCGTGCCGGGCGCTATGGTCGCGGCGGGACACTACACGGGCGGAACGTTCGACGGCGCCGACACGGTCCCGTACAACGGCGTCGAGGCCTCGCTGGACTCATGGGCCGCGGACCCGGCGCTCCACGGCTGCCCGTTGACCGTCTTCGACGGTGACCGGTTTAGCCTCGAGAAGGTCGCGCGGTTCTTCGACCGCAGCTCCGTAGCGGGCCAATGTCGACCGGGCCCCGGGGCCACGCTCGCGGTCGCGCACCTGGTCGCGCCTGAGCCGTTGTTGGCGGAGAGGCGCGCCGCCCGGGGCTCGAACCAGAACCCCAACTGGATGCTGGGCCGCGCGACGAAGTCCCGCCGGTTTGCGGAGGCTTGGGGCACTGGGCCGAATCTTGGGCACCAGTTCGACGCCTCCCAGCCGGTTCAGGACCTGCTGTCGGAGCTGATCGGGTTCCTCGACACGGCCCAGCCCAACCCAACCACATGACCGACGATGAGGTCGCGGAGCTTATCGAAAGCTCCCCCGGAGGGGTTGCGCCCATGACGGCGGAGAACCCCCTGGGCTACATCGGCGATCACGTTGTGAAACCTAGCCGCTAGGTTATCGCGACCTCATGAGCCCGACAGATCCAAAGATTCTCTCGCAGATCCAAGCACTTATCGCGCGGGCATCACACAACACAACGCCCGAGGAAGAGGCGCGAACGTGTGCCGTGGAGGCGGTACGGCGCATGGTTCGGCATTCCGTGACGCCCAACGAACTGATGGCTTGCTTGGCGGAGAGCGCGCGGGAGCACATGAGGGCGCTAGGTCGACGGGGCGGCGAGGCTCGGGCCCGGAACCTGTCCGCGGCGGAGCTGAGCGCGATCGGTCGGAAGGGCGGTCGCCCCCGAGGTCGTTAGCGATCGTGGTACGGTGCGCGAGATGGACGCCAGCGAAGCCCAGACCAAGATCGCCGCCGCGTTGGCACAGGCCAAGGAGGCGTTGAGCGCGGCGGACCCGGCGGCCCGCGCGGTGGTCGAGAAGGCCCTGAGCGACACCGTGTGGGCCGCGGTCACGCAGGCGTTCCAAACGGTCGCGAAGGCCCAGCAGGCACCCGCCGAGGCTAAACCGGACGACGGGCCCGGCGTAGCCGAGAACGCGCGGGGGGCTGCTGCGTGGGCGCTCGTCGGGGCTCGCTTCGAGAAGACCGCGGCGCACAACACGGCGTCCAGGTCGGTCCACGAGGCGGCGCCCCCGGAGGCGTCCGGTGACCGGTTGTTCAAGGCGCTGGCGCGCGCTCGCGGTGTACTTGGCGCACCCGTACCGAACGCACCCCCGCTTGACCCCGAGGTTACCAAGGCCGCGTTGCGCGCCGCGTGGGCCCCGGTGCAGCTGAGCTTCGCGGTCGAGAAGGCGGGCGACTTCGACGAATCTACGGTCATCCGCGACGAGCACGGCAAGTTCATCGCCGGGGCCAAGAAGGCCGCGCAGAACGCCGAAGCGCTGGGCAAGGTCGTCGCCGGCAAGGTCATCACGGCCGCGGCCCACGAGGCGCTGCTGAAGAAGATCGACGCCACGCTCAAGACGCTGCCCCCGGAGCAGCACGCCAAGGCGCTCAAGAAGCTCGAGATGACCGCGGCCGCGGCCCAGCGGGCCAAGGACTTTCACGCCCGGGCGGGCAAGAACTACCTGGTCAAGGGCGCGGGCGACATCAAGCCGGAACACGCGGCCCATGAGGTCGCGATGGTCGCGGCGATCAACGCCAGCCGCGACGCCAACAGACTGTCCGCCAAGGCGGAGTTGGAGAAGACCCCGGAGGTCTACCGGGCCGCCGCCGACGCGCACGAGACCGCGCGCGAGGCGCTGGTCAACGCGATCAAGACCGAGTCCGCCACGAACGGCAAGCACGGGCTCGCGGGCGTCGACGCCTTGGTGAACGCCGCCAACGCGCACAACGAGGCCAACGGGGCCGCCATCAAGGCGGCGCTCCGGGCCGAGGCCGATGCGGCGAAGGTCGCAGCCCCGGCGCCGCCCGATCCCGTGGTGTCGCCCCCGGAGCCCCCGAACCCGTTGGGGGACCCGAAGGCACTGTGCGCCTGGGGGGACAAGGGCGTCTCCGCGGATGGCATCGCTCTCGGACCGCCAGCGCCGACGACGCTGAACGGCGTGCCGTTGAACTCCGAGGCGGGGGGCTTCTGGAAGCACACCCAGGACGTTGAGGTCGGCGAGGGACCGATGCCGACCGGGTCGCACATCTCGACCGGCTGCATCGTCATGGAGCCTGACGGGCGCATGTGGATCTACGAGCCCAAGGGCCACTTCGGTGGTGCGCAGAACACATGGCCCAAGGGCAAGATGGACGCAGGCGAGAGCCTGACGCCGCAGCAGAACGCGCTCAAGGAGGTCCACGAGGAGAGCGGGCTGAAGGTGCGGATCGTCGGCCTCATGGGCGACTACAAGGGCAGCGTCAGCACGACCCGCTACTACATCGCCCAGCGGGTCGGCGGTGACCCTCGGGACGGCCTGAAGGCGCCGCCCGGCGGCATGGCCGAGACCCAAGCGGTCAAGCTCACGACGCTGAAGGACGCCGCGGGGCTTCTCAACATGGACCGCGACAAGAAGATCCTCGCGGAGCTGGGGCCCAAGCTGGCGAAGCAGCCCGATCTGCTCAGCCGGGACTACGCCCCGCCCGTCAAGAGCGTCGGCACGACCGTCCTGGGTACCAAGACCGGCGGCGCCGCCGGGAGCAACGCCCTGGGCAAGAGCGGCTTCTGGCTCGGGACCGACGGCGTCCAGCGCTACATCAAGGAGTATGCGAACCCGTCGCAGGCCCACGTCGAGCACCTCGCCAACCAGCTTTATAACGACCTGGGCGTGAAGGCGCCGGAGAGCCAAGTCTTCCAGCACGAGGGCAAGACGCTGTACGCGTCGACGATCCTCCCGGGGGGCTTGCCGCTGGGGCTGTCGCCATCGAAGGGCGACGCGCGCGAGGTCGCCCAGGGGTTCGCCGCCGACGTCTTCTTGGCGAACCGGGACGTCATCGGGTATAGCGGCGACAACGTCCTCAAGCTCCCGGACGGCTCGATCGCGCGCGTCGACAACGGCGGCGTGTTGCTGTTCAAGGCCCAGGGCGGTGACAAGCCCGGGAAGCTCGAGGTCGGAGAGCTGACGAGCAGCTTCGACAAGTCCGTCGCGCCCCAGTACGCGAAGGTGCTCGAGGCCGCGGGCGTCAAGAACGCGTTCGAGGCCCCGGGCTTCCGGCAACAGGTCGAGCGCATCACGAAGCTCGCGGCCGCGCCGGGCGGCTGGACCAAGTACGTCCAGGACCGCATCCCGGACCTCGCGCCCAAGGACCACGCCAAGGTGGTCGAGATGCTGGAGACCCGCGGGCGCCTCTTGAAGGAGGCGAGCGACGCGTACGAGGCGTCGAAGCCCAAGCCGGTCGCGCCGCCCGAGAAGGTCTTGAGCCTGAAGAACGCGATCGACGGCGGTGCCCACGACAAGGTTGCCGCGGCGCTCGCCGAGCTACCGGTCAGCTCCACGAAGCAAAACAAAGCCATCGCCGCGGTCAACAAGGGGGTCGGGCTCTCAAGCGCGACCCACGACGCGATCAAGAGCATCGTTAAGGAGTGGACCGCGCAGGGCCACTCCGACGGCGGTGCCCACGGACGTGTTTACGCCGCGTTCGCGGACGTGACCGAGAAGGGCGCGCCTCGGCAGCCGGTCTTGCCGAACACCAAGGCCACGATGGCGGCGGCGGTCGAGACGCGGGCGGCGCGGTGGAAGGCGATGCTGGAGCATGTGGGCGTGAAGGACGCCCAGGCCCCAACGCATTTCGACCTCACGCGGGGCATGCAGTACGAGCCCGAGACCGCCATCGAGATGGCCAAGGCTTGGAAGGACGACACCGTCAGCACCGTCACGATCAAGAAACACGCGGAGCTGGCGAGCTGGTCGATGGGAGAGAAGCACTCCAAGGACTTCTTCGCCGGCCATAATGGTGTGTTGCTCCGGTGGAAGTGCCCGATCGACCACACCGCCTTCGACCAGGTCCTGGACGACGGCACGTTCTCCTCAACCTACAAGCACGAGCGCGAGATGATCGCGGGGCCGGGACACAACAACGGCCTGGTGCTGCCCAAGGAGGACCACGATGTCCAGTACAAGGGTAAGACCTACGGGTACCAAGACCGCGAGAGCCTGTTCAAGGCGATGAAGGCAGGCGGCATCAACTTCGACTAACGGGGCCCGCGGGGGGTAAGGGACCGGCGGAGGCCTCAAGATGTACTACGCAGAGCTGACGATCCTGGGCTACACGGACGCGTCGCTCGCCAAGGCGGCGGGCGAGCTGTTCCACAAGGAGATCGAGCTGGACGAGGGCGCGGACGACCCGCTGACGCGCTCCCGGCGCGGACTCTGGTTCAAGCAGTACACGCAGCACGCGACGGGGCCCAAGACCATGGATGTCCCGGGCTTCGTGGGTGCGACCGTGCGTGAGCCCCCGCGCTTGTCGCCGCCGGAGCCGAAGCCGTACCCGCCCGAGGAGGACATCCCGGGCGCGATGGCGTGGATGGACACCGCGATGGACGACGGTTCCTACGTCAGCGAGCGCGACCTCATCGCGCTCCACGAGCGCAACGCCGAGCACTGGCAGGACTTCGAGCACGCGTTCGGCGAGCTGGTCCTGCGCCGCCGAGCGGCCGGGAAGTACGTCCCCTGATGAGTGCGAACCGCAGAACTATCGCCGCGACCGACAACCCCGCGGTACTCGGCGGAGCGCGCGCGAAAAACAATGGGCGGTACAACGGAAATGGCCGGCATTGGGAGACGCCGCCGGAGGTCTTCGACCCGCTTCACGCGGAGTTCGCCTTCACGCTCGACCCCTGCGCGACCACCCAGACGGCGAAGTGTCCGCGCTACTTCGACGAGGCGTCGGACGGGCTCTCGGCGAGTTGGTCGGGAGAGAGGGTCTTCATGAATCCGCCCTACGGGCGCGAGGTCTACGCCTGGACGAGGAAGGCTCGCAACGAGGCTGCGCGCGGCGCGCTCGTCGTCGGCCTGCTGCCTGCATCGACGGACCTGGCGTGGTGGCACGAGGACGTGATCGGTCACGCCGAGGTCCGGTACATCCGGGGCCGCGTTCGCTTCCTGACCGGGGGGCCGTACCGAGCCAGCGGGTTTTTCGCGAGCGTCGTCGTCGTCTGGCGGCCGTGTGGGAGGGAACCCAGATAGACGTCCCCTGAACTTAATTCTCTTCTAACACTTGCGCTCTGCCTAACTCGTCTTATAGTTCTAGACATGAGCAACGAGACGACGAACCTGGTGACCGAGACCTCGATCCACTGCTGCTTCCTTGGGGGCGAGGTCGTCACCGACGCCGCGGGCGCGACGAGCCTCGCGGGTCACACCGAGGTCGAGGTCGAGATGTCGGACGTTTTCGCCTTCCACGCCCAGTCGCCCGATACGCTGGTCGACGTCACGACCGCGGACGGGCGCAAGATCGTTGTCCGCCTCGGCGACCTCCATAGCTTCGCGCGCGACTAGCGCGGGTCCGTCGTTTCGCCCCAGCCGGTTGTGCTGCGCCGAGGCGCAGAAGGAAGCGAATAAGATCATGATCGACCCGGACACCACCGTCGATGGGATGCCCGCGCATAGCGCGTGCATCGCGAAGAGCAACGAATGCATGGCCTGCGGCATCGACCGCGGCGACTGCGGTGACCCTCGCTGCTACCTCAGCGAGCGGTACGCTGGCCCCCCTGGGGAGGGCCGGGTGCTTCGCACGGCGCTGCTCGCGGCGTGGCTCTCGCTGCCTCGTGAGGAGCGCGCGCGCCGGCTCGGGCAGCCGCTCACGGAGCGCATGGACGGCTGGGTCCGTCGGTTGTCCCACGACGACGGAGTGGAGGGCTCCGGCATGTGGGAACACGTGGGGACTACGAGAAAAGACAAGAGAGCGGCTCTCGCTGCTCTCACGGAGGTGACATCGTGACGAACCGCCAAGCGCTCGCGTGGGTCGCGTCCCACGACGCGGAGCCGCGCTCCGCAGCAGATCAGCGCCTCCGGGAGGAGGCCATCGGCGATTCCTGCGGAATCGTCATGAGAGGCGAGGACGCCGCCGTCCTGGCGGGAGATCCAAGTCAGGATCTCGTCGAGGCATCCCTCAACGAGATCCACGGAACGGGCCTGGTCCTCGCGTATCTAGACCCAGCCATTGATGTCTGGGTCTACGTCCCGGACGGGGCGGCGCCGCCCGGCGTCGAGCCGGAGGCCGTCTACGTCGTAGACGGCAAGGTGTTCTCGTGATCCGCGTCACGGAGAGCGAGGCCGCGCGCGGCAAGGCGGACCGTAGACATTGCGTGCGGCACCCCCGCCGCAAGGCCGTCACGCGCGGATTCGTGCTCGTCGATGGCACGCGCGAGACGGCCTCCGAGGCGCCGGAGGTGGGCCTGTGCCGCGAGTGCGACGGGGACAGCGACCGCGAGGATCGGTACGCGGGGTACGCCTGACATGGCCGCGCCTCTCACCGCGGATGGCGTTCACGCTGGGGTGGCTCGCGCGGCTGATTGGGAGGCACCAGGGGCTACGTGAAAGGTTGAGCATCGTCGTGTGGATTTTTTTGCCCATTGGTGTCTTCTCTGTCGTCTCCAAGCAGCCCGCGGCGGCGGATGAGCTGTTGGTCCGGTCCCGCGTCCGGGAGGACCTCCTGGCGTTGCGGCGCGCGGGGCTCGAAACCTCGAAGGTCCTGACGTCGGCCGTGACTGACTACCCGTTCCGGGTCGTCGTCAAGCGGGACGCGCTCGCGGCCTTCGTCGGGCGGTTCCTGCTCGAGGGGCTCAAGTACGACAACTTCAAGAACGCAGTCGCTTCGAAGCAAGGGCACGCACGAGCCGACGTTTACCACGACGTCTGGTCCGTGCTGTTCCAGGCGTTCTCCTGGGCGCGACCCTCGCAGACCCCGTCAAAGACGGCTCGCGATAGGTTCGCGGACGGCTCGTCAATGACTTACCCGAAACCCGTGCGCCCGGTGCAGCAGCGCCGCAAGGTCACGACCAACAAAGGAACCGTCTGATGAAACCGCTACAGCTAGGTCTCTTCTTCGTTTTGCTCGCGTGCGCAGGTTGCGACTTCGGCGGTATCACGGTTGGGCAGCGCAACCCCGCACCGCACACAACCGGCCCGAGTCCCGAGGCCCGGGCGCAGGCCCGGGAGGCCAACTTCCAGCGGATGCGTGACGAACAGGCCGCGCGCAACCAGCAGGCCCTCGCGATGGCGGCCAAGGGCGTGGCGGACGGGCAGCAGGCGATGCAGTGCCTGAAGGCCCGAAAGGCGCTTGAGGCCAAGCTGGCGTCGGTCGAGATCGTCACGCGCATCGACCCGTTCTTCGGCGACATCGAGTCGCGCGAGCGGGATCTAGCGGACGCGCGTGAGCGGTTCACCCTGGCGAGGAGCGCGTTCAAGGACACGTGCGACGAGGCCCCGCCGGACGACGTGAAGCTCTCGATGGCGCTCAACGCTTACGAGAAGCTCCTGGTGGAGGAGCGGGCGTGCCGACCCGACCGGGCTTGCATGGTCCGAAGGACGGCCGAGCATATCGCGAACGACGCGCGTGCGACTTGCGACGCCCTCGCGAACCTCCGGTATCAGCAGGCCCGGCTCGCGCACATCCGGGCGAACGGCGCGCGCTTCGGCGTCGTCAACCTCTACGAGGTCAAGGAAGCGGGCGACGACATCGTCGCGGCCGAGGCGCGTGTCCGAGACGCCCGAGCGGGCTTCGCCGTGCAGTGGCCGGGGAAGTTGTTCTCGCCCGCGCTCTGCTCCAAGTAGCCGCCCCCGTGTGGGTCGTCCGATACAGAGCGGGTGAACTAGGTCGTCCGGAACAGAAGCCAGGGTACTACTACTACCTACGCAACAGCGATCTCACGGCCGCGCGTTCGTTCACGCCGTTGGTTGAGTTCGCCTGGGTATTCAATACAGAGGCGGAAGCCAGGGCGGCGGTACCGGGGCGGCTCTGGTGCTGCGCGTAAGCGTGGTACGAAACCTCTGGTTGGGCAGGAACCGAACCGGGTATCAGCTTGCTGAACCCCCCGGAGAACGTTGCAAGTTTGAGACGTCTCTGAGACAGTGCGGGCATGAGCGTCGAGCAAGAGCCCGCGGTGGAGAAGAAGGCCCGGGTCGTGGGCGAGGTCGTGATGCGACCCCTCAAGAGCGTCAAGCCCAACGGGTACAATCCGAACGTCATGACGCCCGCCCAGGCCGAGAGCCTGAAGCACGGCCTGCTCGAGGACGGCTGGCTCGCGTCCCAGGCGCTGCTTGTCTGGGGGACGGACGAGACCGGGGCGAAGCGTGACCTGATTGTAGACGGGGAGCACCGTTGGGCTGCCGCGACCGAGTTGGGGCTGAAGTCCGGTCCGATGGTCTTCCTGAACGGCTTGACCGAGGCCGAGGCCAAGAAGCTCACGGTCAAGATGAACCAGAAGCGTGGCCAGTGGGACCCGACGAAGCTGGAGGACTTGCTGCGCGGCCTTGACCAAGGGGGCGAGGCCCTGAGCGCGATCGACCTCGGCTTCGGTGAGGAGGAGCTGATGAAGATGCTGGCGGTCGCGCCCATGGAGGTGTCGACCGTCGGTGACGGTGAAAACCCTGCGCTGGGCGAGCAAGACGAGCCGAGGCAGAACCTCCACCAGGGTAGCGACACGCCTGACGCGGGGGTGGCGCAGACTCGCATGGTGCAGCTCTACCTGGATTCGACGACGCAGCCGAAGTTCTTGGCGGAATGCCAGCGGCTCAACGCCGCCTGGGGTACGCCGAACGTCACGGAGGCCGTGTTGGCCGCGGTTGCGCAGGCTGTCGCGGGGCTCCCCGGGGAAGCGTGATCGTACAGCTCAGAGGGCAGCGGCCCGCAGCAGAGGTTGAGGCCATGCTGGGGCGCCGGATGCTGCCCCAGGACATCGTCCTGAAGGCCGAGGGCGACTGCACGGTCTACAAGCCGTCAGGCGAGCGCCTGTTGACGCTCCGGCGCGCCGCCGTGAACCGCGAGGCCGCGGACGCCGCTTACCCGTTCCTTCACTGGCTTCGCAACCGCAAGACCAACAACCGTGGGCACTTCGGCGCCTCTGGTCGCAACAAGCGTGTCTTGGCGTCGGGCCAGCTTTCTCGCACGAACATTGGTGGTCAACCTGTAGCGTCGGCCGTCGTAGGCTCGTCGGACCGCTACGCGCGCATCCCGTACTGTCGGGCCTGCGCGGCCTCGATGGAGCGGCCGGAAGAGTGGGCCGCGTGCTTTCCATACGTCCAGCAGGTCGCGCGGGTGTTCGAGTCGGTCGCGCCGGACCGGTACGCGGCTCAAATGGTGGCGGCCGCCAAGACGCACCCGGCGTACGTGGTCCCCGGCACGCCCTTCACGACCCTCACGGTCAACAACACCTTCGCTGGCGGTTGCCATCGCGACGCAGGCGACCTACCCGAGGGGTTCGGCATCATCAGCGTCTTGCGTCAGGGTAGCTATCGCGGGGGCGAATTGGTATTCCCGCGCTTCGGCGTCGCGGTGGATCTCCAGGACCGTGACGTCATCGCGTTCGACCCGCACGAGGTCCACGGCAACACGCCCATACACGGCGCCGTCGGCCCCGCGGGCGACCCAGACCACGGGGGCCACGAGCGGATTTCGGTAGTTTTCTACTTCCGCACTGGCATGCTCGATTGCCTGAGCCCTGCGGAGGAGCGGGAGCGCGCGAAGAACCTCCGTGGGGCCCTCGGCGGGCCGCTCGAAGAGGACGAGGAGGACGAGCCCCAGGTTGTTGAGCCAGAGGAGTCTGACGCGTGACGGTTGTTCGTGGGCTCGAGCCCACCGACACCGAGTGGCTCAAGCGTGTCTGGACCTCGGTCGAGGCGGACATCGGGTCCTGGTTCGTCGTGGGGGCGCGCGCCTGGTACGTTTATCAGAAAGCGCGCACGTCGACGCCCCACAAGGTCGCACGCGAGCACTGGGTGGGTGTCGAGGGTGCGGCGTTCGCCCATTACAGAGTCCGGGCGCGCGACGGCGTCGCGGTCCTGGGCGAGATTGGAGTCCTGCCCGCGGCGCGGCGTCAAGGGTTCGCGCGTGCCTTGGTGGGTTCTATGCCTCGACCTCTTGAACTCAAGACCGACGCCACCAACCTAGCGAGCAACGCGTTCTACGTCAGCCTCGGGGGCGTCTTGATGGGGCGCGCGCGAGCCAAGAGCGATCAGCGCCGAGCCCTGTGCTGCTACCTGTTCCCATGACGCTGCACGGGCGCGACTCGTTCCGAGACTTTTGCCGGTTCTCCCGCGGGCAGGTCGAGTCGGGTGACCTGGACCCGACGTACCCCGTGTTGGCGCGCGTCTACCAGCATCTTCCGGAGTCCGACCGCCTTTGGCGGACGCTCCTGTACTTGGCCTGGTACTCGCTCGGAAGCGCCGCAAAAGTCGGGCTCGTGTACCCCGTTCCGGAGCCCATAGATCCTGCGCGGCTTCCGGTGTTGCCCACCGGCATCGAGCGTCGAGGCGTCCGGGGCGACGCTGGCCGAGCCAAAGCCGCGGCGTTCCTCAACGGGGTACTCGAAGCCGTGGGCACCGCGACGCTCGACGGTTGGGTCTCGGGTCTCGCCCGGGGCGGCTCGCCGGAAGAGGGCTGGGTGAAGGTCCGGACGGCGCTGGAGGCGGTACCGAACGCGGGACCTTGGGCGAGCTACAAGTGGGCCGACTTGTTGAAGTCGGTTCACGGGCTGCCCATCACGGCGCCCGACATCGGCTCAAAGTTGGGCGAGACCGCGGGGCCGATCCCCGGGATGGTGCGGCTCACGGGCATGACCTGGCAGGAGTGCTGCGACCCGCAGCGCCAGCACGACTTGCTCAAGCGCGCCCAAGACGGCGGCGCGGGGCTCAACGCGCTCGATCAGCTTGAGACCGCGTTGTGCGATTACAACAGCCTGTGCCGCGGGAATTACTACCTGGGCAAGGACATCGACGAACAGCAAGAGACGCTGGTACGCGACAACCTGGGCCCCGTATGGTGGGCTGCGCGCGCCGCTTCGTTCCCCGCCCGTTACCGCGGCGAGGCGATGGGCTGGTCTGGCGTCCGGCCCGTGCTGAAGTCGGTCTATCGGGACACCGGAAGGCTGGTGGGGCTTTGAAGGACCTCGTCGTGGTGGGCGGCGGCTTCTGGGGGACCGCTATCGCGCGGGTCGCGGCCGACGCAGGCGCGTCTGTTACCTTGATCGACTCGGCGGAGCCCAGCGCGGCCTCACGAGCGGCGAGCGGCTATTACGCGCGCTCTTGGTACAAGGGCCTTTGGGCCGAGCGAGCGCGCGCAGCCGAGTCGCTCGGACGGCAACACGGGGCTGTTTTTGACTTCGACGGTGCCGATGTCGTCGGACGCAAGGCACGGTTGGACTGGGCGACGTTCTGGCCCGAGGACGTTTTGGCGCTCTACGCAGAGCGGGCTGCGGGGAAGGTCACGCGCGTCGAGCGCGGCCGCGTACACCTCCAGGGGGGCGACGTTGTCGAGGGCGGGCTTGTTGTGCTCGCCGCGGGCGTCTGGACGGACCAGATTCTGAACGCAAGCGGGCTTGCCCTCGTGGGCGTCGAGGCGCTCGGCGGGCGCGGTCTCTTGTTCAAGGCGGAGCGAACGCCCGCACGGACGATGCTGGTCCCGGTGACGTCGTACTTTGCCTACGCGGCGCGTTCGTGGGGGTTGGGTGTCGTGCGGCTTGGCGAGACTTTGGAGCGCGATCCATCGCGCGCGCACGACTACACAGAGAAAATGCGCGTGCGGGCGTTGGGTCCGCTCCAAGAAGCTGTGGGCACGCTTGAGGATCGTGGTTCAATCTGGGGGATGCGCCCTGTCCTGCCCGAGCCCACCGTGCGAGAGGCGTCGCCCGGTATCGTGGTCGCGACCGGCGGGGGCCGCGTGGGCGGTGTGCTTGCTTGGTGGGCCGCCGCCGAGGTCCTGCGGAGGCTCCGTGGCTGACTGGCCCGAAGAACACGTGGTCGCGCGCGACAGCGCGGTCGGCCATCAGGTCCTGCGCAATCTTGCGGTCCGGGCCCGGACGAACGCGGTCGCGTTCAACCAGTTCGTCTTGCGCGACGAGTCGACGGGCAAGCGCATCACGAACGCGCCGCAGCACGTCGCGTGGCATGGTCTTCTCGATAAACATGAACGATTACTCATACTTGCGGCGATTGAGAGCGGGAAGCACCTCGCGGTCGACACGCCGGTCCCGACGCCGGGTGGTTGGCGGACCATGGGGGACCTCGCTGCGGGCGACGTCGTCTTCGGGCGCAACGGCCGCGCGTGTCGCGTGACGTGGGCGGGCCCCGTCGAGCTAGACCACGTCACCTACCGGCTCACGTTTGACGACGGGGCCTCGATCGTGGCGTCGGACGAGCACCGCTGGGTCGCACGCAACTTGGCGGATGTCGGCCGGCTCTCGTCGGAAAAGACCGGCCGGGTACAGCGACCTCGTCGCACTGATCCGAGTAAGCTGAAGCGGCCGCCGTCGCAGGCTTTCCTCGATGGCTTGGCCGCGAGCGCGGCACGTCGCAAAGCCGCGAGTCGAGCTGAACTCTCGGAGGACGGTTGGCGCGTCGTGACAACGCAGGAAATGATCGACGCGGGCTTGACGCGGCGGTCTGGGGCTAAACGCGCCGACGGGTCGCGGTACGACCTCTACAACTGGAGGCTCCCGCTGACGGCGCCGGTGGATGACCCGGCGCGCGCGGACCTGGTGCCGCCTTACGTGTTGGGGGTCGGGCTTGGGAACGGGTCCGTCGGCAAGGCTACGGTCACGTTCAACGGTGAGGACCGCGCGGTGGCCGACCGGTGTCACGAGCTTCTGGGGCTCCCGCCGGTGAGCGTTTGGCCGTACGACAAGAGGGGTTCGAACGCGGTAACGGTGACGATCGGCGGCGGGCGGCGCGGCGTTAGGGCGTTGGGTCTTCGGGACAAGCTTCGGCAGGTTGGCGTGCTCGAGGACAAGCACGTTCCGGCCGACTACCTCATCGGGTCCGTCGAGCAGCGGCGCGACTTGCTCGCGGGACTACTCGACACCGACGGGTCGGCGGCAGGCGCACGGGTAGAATTCTCGAGCACGACGCAGCGCTTGGCCGTCTCGGTGTTGGAGCTAGCGCGGTCTCTCGGGATCAAGGCGACCATCGCGACGGAGCGGGCGACGCTCAACGGGCAGGACATGGGGCCCAATTGGCGCGTGTGCTTCACGAGTCACGACCCCGTCTTTTGGTCTCCGCGGAAGCGAGCGATGCACGAGACCGGCGAGGTCTCGGCGCGGGGCGCGCGCGTGACGTATCGGTGCGTTGTAGCGATCGACCGGGTCGACACGGTGCCGATGCGCTGCATCGCGGTAGACCCGGAGGCCTCGCCGGACTGCACGTACGTTGCGGGCCGCGACTACATCGTCACGCACAACACCGTGCAGATGTCCGTGGGTCGGACGCTGTGGAACCTGGGGCGCAACCCCAACCGCCGCGTCGTCATCGTCACCAAGACGAGCCAGCTCGCCCAGAAGATCGTCCGGAGCATCGGGCAGTACATTCAGCAGTCCGACGAGCTACACGAGGTCTTCCCGAACCTCGTCCGGTCCAAGGACGTCCGGATGCCGTTCAACCTGCACCAGCTCACGGTCGAGCGGACCGTGTTCGCGAAGGACCCGAGCGTCCAGGCCACGGGCATCTTCGGCAACATCCACGGCGCCCGCATCGACGACCTGATCCTGGACGACGTGTTGGATTCGGAGAACACCCGGACCCAGACCCCGCGCGACCACCTATGGAACTGGGTGCAGGCGACCCTGATGGGCCGGCTCACGGGCTCGGCCCGCGTGGTTGTACTCAGTAACGCTTGGCACCCGGACGACCTCGTTCACCGGCTTTCCAAGAAGCCGGGTTTCGCGTTGTACCGGTTCCCGGTTTACGACGAGCAGGGCGTCGTCGCCTGGCCCGAGCGGTGGACCCCGAAGCGCATCGAGCAGAAGCGCATGGACATGGGGCCGTTCGAGTTCGCGCGGGCCCTGTTGTGCCAGGCGCGCGACGACGAGAGCTTGCGGTTCAAGCGCGAGTGGGTGGACGCTTGTTGCGCGCGCGGTGAGGGGTTGCGCCCGTGTCACTCGGCCGGGGACCTGTTCGATGAGCTGCTCGAGCGACACCCTGACTGGGCCGACCAGCAGCTTGCCGCTGAGTCGGCGCGGCTCCTCGGGGACCACGCCGAGGGTCCGCTGGACCGCATCGGGATCTACACGGGCGTGGACTTGGCGTTCTCCAAGAAGGCGGCGGCGGACCTATCATGCATCTTCACGATCGCGGTCATGCCCAACGGGGACCGGCGGGTGCTCGAGGTCGAGGCGGGCCGGTGGACCAGCCCCGACACGATCGCGAAGGTCGAGAGCGCGGCCGAGCGCTTCGGGTCGATCGTCATGGTCGAGTCCGTCGGGGCGCAGTTGGGCATGTTGGACATGCTAAGCCGACGCAGCGCCATCACGGTCGTGCCCTACCGGACCGGCTCGGGCGTCAACCCGTCACTCGAATTCGTCGTCGAGGCCGTGGCGGTCGAGATGATGAACAAGAAGTGGATCATCCCCACGGGTCACGACGGCAAGCAGCGCGACCGCGAGACCAGCGAGTGGCTGTCGAACCTGTTCAGCTACGACCCCGCGGCCCACACACCCGACCGCATCGCCGCGATGTGCTTCGCGCGCCAGTGCGCGATTCAACACGCGATCCAGGCGGGCTCCGTCGGAGCGCGCGTGATCTCGCCCGACTAACGAACGACTAGTCGCAGCGGAGCAAGACGCGACCCGCGGCCGTGAGGCGATCGAGGATGGGCTTGACGCCGTCCCAGCCGGGTACACGGGAGCTGCGGCGCGCGGGGCTCGAAACCTCGTTGGTCCAGTAGAGCTGCGAGTCGAGAAGCCAGGCACCCTGGAGCAGCAGGGTGTCGGCGGGGTCGCGCGTGACCAGCGCAAAGAACGACGTGTAGTGTCCGGCGTCGTTTAGATCGCGCAGGGGTTTGCGGAGACGGTTCGCCGCTCGGCGGACCGGTAGGTCCCGCGGCTCAAACACGATAAGGATCGGGTCGGCAGCGCTGCTGTTGACGATCGATGGCGTTGTCTGCGGAAACCGGCGGCACAGTTCGCTCAGCAGGGGTGCGGGGTCTGGGCGCAGATCAACATCGACGAAGTCTCCTTGGTCTAGCAGCGTGCGCCGCCGTCCCCGGTAGAACGGACCAATGAAGCTATTCTCCCACAAGACCTGGTAAGCCTTCGCGGGGTTCTTCGGCTGCGTCATATAAGGGCTCTTACCCGGGGCGGTTGCCGTTCCGCCGGGGCGTGCAGTACCTTGTCGTGTATGAGCCAGGCAGTCGTCGCCGCGATGGTGCAGTACCAGGCGGCCCTCACGGCAGAGGCCCAGGCGGGCCAAGCCGTTACGGTCGCGCAGCAGAACGTCGCGGCGTCGGCCGACCGGGTCGCGTTCGTAACCGCTCAGGCGGCGGCCCAAGCCGCGCAGCTCGTGAACGACCAGGCGCGCTACACCGCGGCCCAGACCGCGACCGCGGCGGCCCTGGCCAATCTCGCGGCGGTCTCGGGCGACGCCGCGGGCTAGCGGGGCGCGGTGGTGCCTGGTAGGCTGTGGCGATGAAGTCCGGGTCCCGTCTCGCGTTCGCTGCGGTGTTCATGATCGGCGTCGTGGATGCTGGCTGCTACGGCTTGGCCGCCCAAGACACCACGGGGCTCGACACGAGCCGCCGGCTCATCGACGCCGCGGTGTGTGACCTCGGCCAGGTACCGGGCGACGCCGGAGCACCCTGGGTTGCCCGGGCCCGCGCCGACCTGCGACCTGCCCGCGCCGAGGTTCAGGGCATCCTGCGACGCAACGGCGTCGACGGCGGCCAGGACCTACCCGCGCCGTGCACGCCCGGGGTCGCGCAAGGGCCTGTCGTGACGACAGTCGTCTTGCCGCAAGCCGGCGAGGATCGATCGAAGTGACCACCTTGACGCCGTTCGACGCGGAGCCGATGACGCCGGAGGAGGTCGAGCAGGGTGTGATCGCGTTCGCGGGCCTCACGGGGCAGTCCGCGGAGGACGTCCGGGTCTCGACGCTGGGCGAGGTTCAGCTTCAGCTCGAGGGGTGGAAGGAGGCCGCGGCGGGGCACGTTCCGACGGGGCTCGAGCGCTTCGAGGCGTGGCTCGCGCTCGCTGCCAAGATCCTCGGCCCGGTCGCGACCATCCTCGGCGCCGTTACGGGCGGCGTCGGCCTCGTGTCGGCCGCGAAAGCCGTCTGATGCACCAGCTCCCGAACCCCGCGCTATCGGCTTCCGTGAACGGCGACGGAAGCGTTGTCGTCGAGGCCCCGGACTACCTCTTGGAGGTCGCGCGCCAGGGAACACCGCCCAACCGACAACTAACGCTGACGCTCGCAGATGTCCAGATGCTGTTCTCGCTGCTGGGCGGCGGTGTCGTGCTAGCCCACGGCGACGCGACCGACCCGAAGTCGTGACGGGCTGGCCCGTGGTAGTCTAGGTCCGTGAGCGACATCAGCTACGACGGTTTCTGCTGCAAGTGCAACATGCGACCCTGCTACTGTAGTTCGTACGTCTGGGTGGGCGAGACCCGACCTGACCCGGTTGCGCTCTCGCGCGCGCTGGCCGAGGAGATGCTGAGACACGGGCCAAGCTGTCCGCGTCGCGCCGCATACACCGCGCTGTGCAACTGCACGGCGACGACGTTGGGAAACTTCCCGGTGTTTCCGTGATGGGGAACCCGAACGCGCCGGCTTCCTGGGGGCTCGCCGCGGCGGTCGCGGCCGGCGTCGCGGAGCCGATCTCGTGGGTGACGGTCCCGTACGAGCCCGACGGGGTCCTGTTGGTCGTGCCCACCGACGCCCTCAGGATGCCGTTCCCCCAGGCGGGCGGCCGGGTCATGCGGGTGCCGTGTAGCTACCGCGAGCAGGTCCGGCTCTGCCGCGCGCAGGGGTGGGCCTCGATGACGGTCGCGTGGGCGCAGGCCGTGTGGAAGGCCGCGCCCAAGAAGCAAAAGCCAGTAGAGCTGGTCGTGACCGCGGCCGACGCGTACGCCATGGGGACGCTCGCGTTCCTCGAGCGCGCCGAGGACCTGCGCGACGCCGAGGTCGCGGGATACGCTCCGGGCGAGTGGGGCCGCGGCGCAATGAAATGTTGGTACGTCGACCCTATGATGTCGGAGCAGGGCGCGGACGGCGCGTGCAACTTCGGGTTCGTCGAGCCCAACGGCCAACCGGATCAGACCCCGGGCGGACGCCACGCTTTCGACGAGCAAGATTACAGCCAGTGCTTCTACGACTTCGTGCCTCGGTGGCTCGCGCGCCTCGACGGGTCGGGTTGGGTCGACGCGGTCGAGCTTCAGTGCGCGCGGTTCCCCGCGCTCGCGTCCCGGACCCGCCGGGACTACGGCCCGCCACCACCGATTCCAACGACCTCGTGAGCGGGATGACCGCAGTGTGGCGTATCGGCTCTCGACGTAGCGCCGGGTTCGGGTGATGCTCTAGCAAGGATGTCGGCACCCGAGTACCTCCAGACGGCGTTCGCGGTGGTCGGGCTGGGGTACGCGTTCGTGCGCGGGGTATGGGCGGTGTACCGGCACGTTGTCCCGCGCCCTGTCGTGCCCGCGAAGCTCTCGTACGTGCCCGTCGGCATAGCGCTCGCGGTCATCGAGGACTTGGAGCAGCACCCGTTGTTGGTGCAACGGCTGCGCGGGGCGCTGTCCTGGGGCACGCCAGCCGACTCGGACCGGTCTTCCCCGACCACGATGCCCTCGGCACCGACCACGACCGCGGAGACGCCCGACGCGAAGGCGCGGGGCTAGCCGGGGCGTCTTCTGCTATCGTTGCCCGGGTGAGCAAGCTGGACGACCGTGTCGACAAGGCCGAGGAGCCCGAGAAGACCCCCCGGGCCTCGACGGGCCAGTGGCGGTCCCACGTGGGCCTCGCGACCGACTACGCTGACCGGCTGCGGGGCCGGGCCCAAGCGGCCCAAGACGTCGAGTGGGGCAAGGTGCTGCGTGACATGAGCGATGTCGCGCTGAGCTACGCGCGTTTGTTTCGCCGGTGGTCAAGCCCGCACGTGGTCGTGGCGTCAGTGGCGAAGTTCCATGAGCACGACGGGTTCAAGTTGTTCATGGCCCACGCCGACTTTGAGCTGGCGCGGACCGTGGACCGGCCCCCTGCGCTCTAAAGACGGCGCCGCGGGGGGTAAGGGGCCGATATGCGCAACGCTCTCCTGTTCCTACAGAAGCTCGAGGAGGCCTTCCCGCGGAAGGTCCTGCGCGAGCGCCATGCGCTCATGGTCATCGACAACGAGGGGAACCCAGCGCTCCAGGTGTGCCTCGGCGGTTACCGAGACCCTGGCGACTACTGGGCTACGTGGTTCCTCTCGCCTGAGGACTACGACCGGCCCATCGCGGACCTCGTTCAAGAGATCGTCCAGTCGGCGGCGGAGCGCAGGGTCACGCAGATCGTGGTCGACCAGGACGCCACAAACCAGGAGGACGAGTGACGACAGAGAAAAGCCCAGAGTTTGCCGCGTACGAGGAGAAGTTCCACCGGAACTCGACCATCAGCGGGTTCGGCTTCGAGGCCCAGGTGCACGTGCCTTGTCCGTTCTGCGCCGAGCCGGACTTCATCGTGCACGCAATCACGGACCCCGAGACCGCGTACGAGCGGGGCGCCGTCTGCGGCTCGTGCGGCCGGGGCATGCGCGCGCTCGTGACCCGCTCGGAGGCCGGCGTGTCGTTCGAGCTGGTTCAGACCGCGGGCGACGACCCGCCCGCTTGGTTGATGCCTGCGTTGCGGCGCGTGTAGTATCGCCGGCATGGCGACACCGGACGCACCCTACACGCTGTTGGACATCGGGCCCTCGCAGGGTCTTCCAGACTGGGCCCGAGTCGCGGGCTCGCTGTACCCGAAGGTCGCCGGGGTGGCGGTAAAAGCCTCTGAAGGCGCGACCGGCGCGGGCTCGACCGTCGAGACGTTCGCAAGGAATGCCGCGGGCGTCGTCGCGGCAGGTTTGCCCCTCTCGGCCTATCACTTTCTTTCCCCCTTCAGCGCGGGTCGGGACCAAGCGGCCCACTTCCTCGCGACCATTGACGGCTGTGGCCATACGCTCTGCCCGATGGTGGACGTGGAGCGCTCCGTCGGTGCCGCGGGACGCATCCCGACGCTCGACACGCTCCTGGACTTCCTCGACGCGGTGTCGACCGCGCTCGATGTCGTGCCGCTCATCTACACGGCCGCGTGGGTTGCGACCCCGATGGGCCTCGGGGCTCACCCGGAGCTGAAGCAGTACCCGCTGTGGGTCCCGTCGTACACGCAGTCGGACCCACCGCCGTGCGCGCCGTGGGGCGCTTGGGATGATCCGGCGGGGAACGTCTTGGCCTGGCAGTACACCAGCAAGGGCTCAGTCCCGGGCATCGCGCAGCCCTGCGACGTCTCGCGCTTCAAGGCGCTGCCCTCTTGGGTCTGTCTGAGCGTTCCCGCGGAGCCCTCGACGTGAGCGACCGCGTGTTCGGCTGAATCGCCCGTGTCCAGGGTAAGGATCCGGACGTGAAGACGACCGGCCTGGACCAGGACGAAGCGGCGCTACAGGTCGCGCGGGAGCGGTTTCGCGGCTTGACATTCTTCCTTGGTCGAACGTGCCTAACGTTCGACGTCGAAAACCGAGATGTTCGCCGGATCCTGGGGTTGGGATGAGGAGTCGAGAGGGGTCTGACGCCCAGACCGCGGGGCTCTGGTTGCTCGAGCGAAGTCACGTTCACCGGGAAGGGGTTGTACGCGAGGTTGTAAAGGCCGCGGGCGGCCGTGTTGTCGTCCGTGGCCACGGGACGTCTCGATCAGACGTCTGGGTCCCGTTTTGGGCTTACGCGGTTGCTTGTGAGGTTTTCGCGCCGTTTTATCTTCCGATGCTCGCCGATGTTCTGGCGACGGTTGGTCGAGACCCCGGTCTACGCGACTCGCTCGAGGCCTCGGCGCTGCTTCTGGGGCCATACCGCGGCGGAGAATACCGGTTCTTTCAGTCGGACATCTTCGACATGCTCGGCGCGAGCGCTGAACTGGAGCAGGTTTCCCTGATGCCCGCGGCCCTGGTACCATCGTCGGGTGAAGCTCCGCCACGTTCAAGACGGTAGCGGGGCCCGCCCTCTTCGCAGCTTCCCGGCGACGGCGTCGAAGTGCTAGCCTGGCGCCCATGGCCCTCGTCCACACCGTCACGGCCGACGACGTCACGCGCATCTACGCCGAGCACCTCGCGGCCGGGCGCAAGCCGGCCGAGGCCCTCCAGGGCACGCGCACCGAGGTCCACAGCCTCATCCACGCCCAGAACCCGACGCCGCTGCCGATGCCACCGCCGAGCCGCGTGTTCAACCTCGAAGGCATCGTGGAGGACGCGGACGGCTACCGGGTCCACGACGCCGCGCTGGCCCAACGGGAGTGCAACGCGAAAGACCAGGACCACGCCACCCGGGTGGCGTCGCTCTTCGGCCAACTGACGCCCGAGGTCATGATTGCGTCTGAGCGGGCCCGGACGGGCCGCGCCGACGACCACAAGGACGCGATCCACTTCGTCCAGAAGCAACACGGCAAAGACCTGTGGGCCGCGACGGACGTGTTGGTCGATTCGGCGTGCCAAGGCATCGACAGCCTCCTCAAGCAGCACCTCGCGGAGAGGGCGTCTCAGCGCGCAGTCCGCGGGGGTGGCGCTCCGCCCACTGGCGGCGGTCTCGCGCGGGAGGCGCTCGACCGCGAGTGCTCCGGGCTCGCGATCGATCTCAACGGTTGTGCGTCGATCGCGGCGGTCGACCCGTTCGAGCCGCTGCGCGAGTTCGCTGGCAAGGTCTGGGGCACGGCCAAGGAGGCGATGGAGGACATCGCGAGGCTGCTCGGCGGCCAGTCGTTCTCCTGGAGCAACTCGGGCGAGACCTCGATGTGGGACCTGGTGTTCCAGAACACCAATTTCGCCCAGGCGCCGGTCATCCAGGGCAGCTCGAGCGCGGGCAGCTTCTACATCAGCCTCCACACGGCGAACCCGGGGCAGACCGGTTCACAGACGACCAGCGAGGCCGGGTACACGAGCTACGCCCGCGTCGCGGTCGCGCGGTCTTCGGGCGGTTGGACCATCTCGGGCAACAACCCGATCAACGCCGTCAACGCTGCGGCGATCACGTTCCCGGCCGCCACCGGCGGGTCCGAGACCGAGACCTACTTCGCCTTCGGCTCGCTCACGAGCGGCGCCGGGGTCGTCTACGGCTTCGGGGCGCTGACGTCGTCGCTCGCCGTGTCCAACGGCATCACGCCAAGTTTCGCCATCTCGGCCTTGACCGCGTCTCTCACGTGATCCTGACCAATACCGCGTAGTTAGCTGCGAAACGAGGGCTGCGGCACTTGGCGAACCTGACCCTCAACGCGACGAACGAACTGCTCCAGATCGTCACGGTCGGTACGCCGACCGTGACGGTGATGAGCACGGCCTTCGACGCGCTTATCACGGCCGCGACCCTTACCCTGTCCGGGGCCGTCGAAGCCTCGGCGCAGGCCTACGCGCTGCTTTCGGGGGCCGGGTACCTTTCGGGCGTCGCGGCGGCGCGTCTCTTTCGGGCGATATCCGCCGCTTCCGATCCAAGTCCGCCGCGTTGACACGCTCAGCGGCCCCTTCGTGGAGTAGTGGTCTCGGCCAGTAGACCCGCGGCGCCGCTGGCTGTAGCCTTCGCCCAGCCCATGATCTTGCTGTCCAACACTTCCAGCTTGATCACGCTCATCACCGGCGGGGCCCAGGCCATCGCGGTCAAGGCGGACTACGTCGACGCACTTTCGAACGGCACATACCAGCCCGGGTCGCCGCCGAACCAGATCATCGCCGGGGCCGGGACGACGACGATCGTCGGGAGCCCCGCGAGTGGGGCCGAGCGCAACTGCCGCTTCATGGCCTTCCGCAACACGGACGCGTCCGTGACGTGCCAGGTTACGGTTGAGCAGACCGACGGGTCGGTGGTGATCCCGCTCATCAGCGTCCCGCTCCAAGCGGGCTACACGCTGTTCTACGACGCCGAGTCAATCGGCTTCTACGTCGTGGACTCGAACGGTAACACCCGCGGCGTCCAAGGTCTTCAGGGAACTGCGGGGACGAACGGCACCAACGGAACGAACGCGGGGAACACCGGCACGGCGACGATCAACTTCGGCGCAGCCCCCGGGTCTAACACCGCGACGGTCGCGGTGACGGGGCAGACAACGATCCTGTCGACGTCGACGTGCCAGGCGTTCCTCATGGAGGACACGTCGAGCAGCTACACCGCCGCTGACCATCAATACGCGGCCCTTTTCATCGCGTTCACATGCAGCGTCCCAACGGCCGGGGTCGGGTTCAACATCGACGCGACCGCGGTGGACGCGTTCTCTGGTTCGTTCACCGTCCGCTGGATCTGGACGTAGTAAGGAAACGATCATGCCTCTTCCCTCGGTCATCACAGGCGGTTCCAGCACGACGGGCCAAGCCAACGTCGACGCGAACTACAACCTGAACGTTACGACGCCGCTCGTCCAAGCGCAGGCCGGGTTCGCGGCTTTGGCGTGCGAGAACGACCACGGCAGCATCACGGGCACGCGCAGCATGCGCCCGATCGTGTCCTCCGTGGACAACCGGGCGCAGGTCGGCTCGCCCACGCCCCTCCTGGATTGGGACTTCAATGGCACGGCCCAGGCGACGGGCCAATGGAGGTGCCTCTTCACCACCATGACCGTCACGGAGTCCGGCGGGTCGCTGCTCCTGAACGCCAACTCGACCGCCACGACCTCGACGGGCTGTGCGGTGAGTTCGTGGCCTTACTTCAAGCAGCAGGGCGGCGCCCAGTTGGTGCTGGGGTTCGTGGTCAACATCGCGGGGGTGTCCCCGGTCGAGGCCGGACAGATCATCGAGATCGGCGCGTTTCTACCCACCGCCACGACGACACCGGTCGACGGGTTTTACTTCCGCATCACCAGCGCCGGGACGTACGGAATCGTCAACTTCAACGGTAACGAGACCCCGATCGGCCCCGTCGCCAGCGCTGCGCTGGCGGCCGGCACCACCTACCACCTCCGTATCGTCGTTGCCGACTTCGTCACGGAGTTCTGGATCTCGACGTCGGGGACCGGCCCCTACACGCTCGTGGGTAGCATCCCGACCCCCGCGGGCAACGGCGCGCCCTCGTCGACGTGTGCCCTGCCCGTGACCGTGCAGCAGCGCAACAGCGGCGTCGTTTCGGGCACGCAAGCGCAGCTCAAGGTGTTCGGAATTCACGTTCAGCAGACCGACCTCCAGACGGGCCTGTCGTCTAGCCATCTCGCCGGGCTGGCGGGCCTGATGGGCTACCAGGGACAGGAGGGCGGCACCGTCGGTTCGACGGCAAACCTTCCCAACTCCGCTGCGGGCTCGGGCCCTACTGCGGCCGTGTTGAACAACACGACCGCGAACGTCACGGGGCTGGGGGGCATCGCGGCAATCCTTCCGACCTACGCGGTGAACAACGACGGACTGCTGTTCGACTATACGGTTCCGGCGGGCGGTGTTTCTCAGGTCCCGCGGAAGTTCGTCATCACCGGCGTGCAGATTCAAGGATGCGTCTCGGTCATCCTGGCGGGCGGTCCGGTGGCGTTCCTGTATCAGCTCGCCGTCGGTCACACCGCAACCTCACTGGCGACGGGCGAGAGCGCATCCTTTGCGACCGGCACGACCAAGGCGCCGAGGAAGATTTTCATCGGCATCGACACCTACGCGACAACGGCCGCCGTGGGTGTGCTGGGTTCGTCGGTCCCGATCGACCTCGACCTCACGCAGTCGCCGGTGGTGGCGAACCCTAGCGAGCACATCGCGATCGTGGCGCGCAACCTCGGCGTCGTGACGAGCACGGGTGCCATCACGGTCGGCGTGACGGTCAAGGGTTATTGGATCTGACATGACTGCGGGCGCCGGGTGGTTCGGCCAGACCCAGACCGGCGCCGGGTGGTTCGACCCGACGGCCGCAACCGCGGAGTCGAGTTGGTTCGACAAGACCACCGCGTTCGACTCCGTCACGCTCACGGGCACCGTCGTAGCCGCGACCGTGAGCGCGGGGGCGCTGTTTGGCGTTGGTGGACTAGGGGGCGCTGCGTCCGCGGCTGCGGCGAGCACCGCGACCTCGACGGTGTCGGGGGCCGCTGCGGCCTCTGCGTTCGTTACCGGCGTGACACGCGGCGCGGGGGCGCTTGGGGGTGCTGCGTCGGTTGCGACGTCGGTTGTAGCGGTCCTGGGCGGCGTTGGCTCTTTGTCGGGTACCGCGGCGGAGTCCTGCTCGTCTTCTGGGACGCTGGGTGGAAGCGGCGCACTCGCGGGCTCGATCGCGACGACGTCGTCTGCGTCGGCTACCGCACGCGGGGCCGGCGCGGTCTCGGGAACGGCGCCAAGTTCAGCGACGTCTTTGGCGACCCTGGGGATCTTCGGGGCTGCGTCCTTGGGCGCGAGCGCGACCGCGACCGGGTCCGCGTCCGATGGTCTCACGGGGTCCGCGGGCGTTACGGGCGCCGTCGCGGGCTCGTTGGCCGGGTCCGCCCTCGTCGCCGGGACCGTGGCGTTGACGACGAGCACGACAGCGGTGCCGAGCGTCACGGGGACCGCAACGTTGTCCGCGGTGTCGGCCATCACGCCGGCCGTGTCGGGCGCGGCCACGCTGGCGGCTGGTTCGGCCGCCAGCATCGTTGGGATCGCCGCTATAGCGGGCACGGCTTCTCTGGTCGCGAACCAAACGGCTCTTCCCACCGTGATCCGTCAGGTCTCGGGCGCCGTGTCGCTGGGTACGTCGACGAACGCGAGCGTCGCGGGCGCGGGGGCGCTCTCTGGGCTGGCGTATGCCGACGCAGAGGTCTCCGCCGCGCTCGCGGGCGCGGGGTACCTCTCCGGCGTAGCGGCCGCGGTTGCGAACCTCTCGGGCGACATCCCGTACTCGCCGCCGGTCCCGATCCCGGTCCGCGCCGTCGAGACGCTCGGCGGTGCCGCTCGGCACGTGTGGTCCAGCAGCCCGCCCGAGCGTCGGGTGAAGACGTTCGGCGGCGCGGCGAAGCGGGTCTGGTCCTCGAACGAGCCCGCGCGCCAGGTGAAGACGCTCGGCGGTACCGCTCGACGCGTGTGGCGGCGGTCTAGCTGAGCTAGCGTGGGTGGATGGCTGAGTTCACCATCCGCTCCGGCGACACGGGTCGTCCCCTCGTCGTGCTGTTGAAGAACCAGGACGGCAGCGACGTCATCATCCCGGGCGGCACGACGTGCGTCTTCAACATGGTGCATCGGCAGACCCGGCACTCGGTTACGCCCGCCGCGGTCGCGCTCGCGAACAGCCCGTTCAGCACCAACGGCAACCAGGTCACGGTCTCGTTCGAGGCGGCGGATACACAGTACCCCGGGGTCTATGACGCCGTGTGGCTCGTGACGTACCCGGGAGGTTTGGTCGAGACGTTCCCGACTTCCTCGCGCGGCGTCGCGGGCTACAGCGTCGAGGTCTACCCGACGCTCGCAGACCAGACGGTGGCGGACTAACGGTCGAGCGCGGCCAACTGGTCCGCGAGGTGCTCGGTCTCGCTGCGGACGTACGTGATGTCGCGGTACACCCCGTACCCGGACCTGGATAGACCGAGTAACGGCGAGAGGTCGCCCGCATGGCCACAGTCGAATCCGACCCAGTAGAGATCGGGGTCAAGCTCTAGCTCGACCGAGCCGTGCTGGTGGAACGTGACGCCGTCGTGGACCCGAAGGTCTTCCGACGCGCCCAACATCATCGAGGCCACGCGATGCCCCGTGGGGATCCCGACGTAACCCAGGAGCACACCCATGGTCCGGTTGCGCCGGATGACACAAGGAAGGCCCGCATGCACCCACTCGAGTCTGTCGGGCTCATCGTCCCAGGGACCAGGGCCCCACGCGGCGGACTTCACGGCCAACACGCCCGCTCCTTTAGTACACCCCACGAATCACCGAATCGCACGACACGGTAGCCTGCGACGAGCCGGCCCATGACGACCTGACGCCACCAGGGGTCGAGCAACGACGGGTCCTCCTTGAGGCCTCGCACCTCGACCCAGACGAACACGACGTCCAATCGGTTTCCTACGAGGTCGTCTCGAACGTGCCGCACTTCCAGGAGCGGCGACGTGCTGCCCCTCTCGACTGTCAAGTGAGACCCCGACGCGGCCCGGCGAATCCCCAGCGCGGGGTGCTGGCGCGTCAGATCCAGCATCACCGCCGCGCACATCTCGCTCGTGGATACGAGCGAGGGCACAACCAAGAGCGCCCGCGGGTGGTCTTGGTTGTGCTCTGGTTTCGCCCGGTCGAAGACGAGTTGGGAGGCGACCAATGAGGTGACGTTCTTCACGGCGCGGCCTTCTGGTTGACCACGACGCCGCGGCGGCACGTACACGAGACGTCGTAGTGGCGCCCGTCCCACGTGACGCCGAACAGGAAGGCCCACACGACGAGGCCCGCGACGATCGTCGCGGCGCACCCGGGCCCGTGGTTTCCGTCCGACGGTTCGTTCTCTTTGCGCATCACGTACCCCTCTTCTTCTTCGCGACTCCGAGCCGTAGAGAACCTCGGTAGACCGGGGTCCCGGGCGGGCAGTCGATCCGGACCACCACGGTGTAGGGCGGCGTCCGGTTGTCCTTGAGCCCCGTCGGCTCGGACTCGCAGATCGACACAGGCCACGGGATCGGTGCGCCGTCGTCGACCTGGCTCACCCGCGCGGCCCAAACGCCGGTCGACAGGTACTGCATCTTGACCTCGACGCCCGCCTGCTTGGTCCCGACCAACAGGATCGCCCCCGGCGCTACCTCATCGTTCACGTCGCCCCCGATGCACACGACGTCGTCGCTGTGTCCGCTGATCTCGATCATCACGACCTCCGCCGGGCTCCTTACCCCCCGTGGCGCCGGGTTCGCTTGCGGCGCCCCGCTCGGTGCGTTACTTCACCCCGGGTGAACAAGTCGCAGCTCGACCGTATCGAGGCCAAGCTGGACGCCGTCCTGGAGCTGCTACGGCTGCTCCTCAATCAAGGAGAAGACACCATGGCAGACCTCACCGCCCTCGAAGCTCAAGTCGCCGCATCCGTCACGGTCGAGCAGAGCGCGATCACGCTCATCCAGGGCCTCGCGGCCCAGATCGCCGCCGCCGGGACCGACCCCGCGGCGCTCGCCTCGCTGGTCACGCAGCTCAACACCAGCGCGGCCGCGCTGGGTGCTGCGATCACGGCCAACACGCCCGCTCAAGCCCCCGCGGCTCCGGCGGCTCCGGTCACGCCCGCCCCGGCTGCACCCGCGAGCTGACCTCGTTCGCGACCAGGCATCAGGGCCACCGAGGGTTTCGCCTCGGTGGCCCTTTCTTTTGGGCGTCAGGGTAAGGGGGGCCGCTGGAGGTGCGACGATGACGAAGCCGAGCAGGGTCGAGGTTGGGCAGATTTGGGGGAAGGACTCTGAGCAGTACACCGTTGACGGGGTGGGTCCAGGGGATCGCGTTTCGTTCAAGACGTCGTTGTGGGGCATCACACAGATGCTGTTGCACGGGCGTGATTGGTCTTGCATCGGCATCGAAACCCGGAACGGTCGTGTCATGTTGGGCGAGGTCCGGATCCCTCCGCCGGGTCTGGGCGTCCTTCCGAGTGTTCTGGTCCACCGCGTCCGCGCGTACGAAGAGGTAACGTTGGTGGGCAGGACGTTGGCTGGTCTCACGACGGAGCTTCCTTATCCCGCGAGCACTGTCGCTGGATGGCCGCTGGTCCGCGACGAGCACGTGGTGCCCGAGCCCGAAGCGGCCAAACCGACAGACTCCCGTACGTCGCGCGAGCGCCTGCGGGCCGAGGTCGACGCGGTGCTGTCCGAGGACGCGCGCCAACACCCGGCGTACGCCGTCACGCGCCGGGCCGCGATCCTCGCGCTGTTCGAGGCCCCCGGTCAGGACAACCAGGATACGGCCGCGATATCGTTCAAGGCCGCGCTCGCGTGCCTTCACGGCTACGAAGCCGTCAGGGGCCACATGACACGACCGAGCGACAAGGCGGCCCGCCAGGCGAAGCTCCTCGGCGGTGGCCAGTACCCGCTGGTCTTCCGCGAGTACGAGCGCGTGAGGGCGTGGGCTTGATCGGGTAGGGAGCCCGCGCGCGTATGGCAGCAGCCAAGAAGAGCGCCAGGACGATTGCCCATGAGGCGAGGATCGTCACCCGCGCCGTCATCTACCTCCTGACCGAGGTCACGACGGGTCGGCACTACGTCGGCCAGGCGCGGGACTTCGAGACGCGCATGCGCGGCCACCTCATCGGCAGGGTCGCGCCCTTCGACCTCTACCTGCGACAGGTTGGCCGTGGGGCCTTCCGGGAGACGATCCTTGAGGTCGTGGAGGGCGTGACCCAGCGTGAACTCAACGAGGCCGAGACCTTCTGGATCCGTGAGCTAGACGCGATGGATCCGAAGGGCTTCAACCGCCGGTTCGGCGGAGCAGGCGGGGCTCTATCCGAGGAGGCGAAGAAGGCGATCCGCGACGGACACGCGAGGCGGCGCCTAATGGACCCCGAGGGCTACGCGGCGTCACTTCTCGCGAGAAGCGTGGTGCAGAAGAAGCGCTTCGAGGACCCAGCGGCCCGAAGAAGATCGGCGACGCGAACCGAGGAAAGAAGCGGACGCCGGAGCAGCTCGCGCGTCATCGCGAGCTGATGAGCCACCCGACCGACGAGACGAGGGCGAAGATGCGCGCGTCACACCTAGGAAAGACGCTCCCGGCCGAACAACGCGCGAAGATCGGAGCGGCCCAACTTGGTAAGAAGATGGGACCAGCTTTCAGCGCCGCGCTCGCGGCGCGAAACAGGACACGTGTGTGGTCGGCGGAATCGAGAGAAAAGATTAGCGCTACCGCAAAGGGGCGACCCGCCCACAACCGCGGCGTTTTCGGAGTACCGGAAGAGACTCGTGCCCGCATGAGCGCTGCGGCTAGCTCTCGCCGAGGTCCGGGCTGGATCGACGTCGACGAGCAGTAGCCATCGCGTGGTAGGCTGGGTCCGCGATGGCTATCGAACCTGACCTTCTCCGTTCCCTCACCGGCGAGTACCAAGAGGTCGTTAAGTCGGCCTCGGAAAATCAGCCTTCAAGTGTTGTAGCGACCCATCAAAACGGCGACCCTGTCGAGAAGGCGATCGTCATCTCGGTCAGCGGTACCGAGGTGGTTTCCGCTGGAAATAACAGGCCTTCTGTCGAATCCGAGGCGAACTGGTTCCTAGGAGCTGGTGCGCTCATCCCCCGGTACGACCCGTGGGCGACGGTGCGGACGTGGGAGAACAGCTCGGCGCTCCGTCCTTGCGTCGATGCGTACGCAGCCAACATCGACGGCTACGGGTTCACGCTCGTTCCCGTCATCGACCTCGACAAGTCCGACGCCAGCGATCTGGTCCGGGACGCGCTGTTGATGCAGCGCATCTACGACCACAGCGTCGACCCGGTCGACGACGACCACGTCACGGCCACGATTGAGACCATGCGGGCGGAGATGAAACGCGAGAAGTTCGCGCTGGAGCGGTTCTTCGCCTACTGCAACCCCACGACCTCGTTCGTTGAGATGAGGATGCAGACCCGGCTGGAGCTGGAAACGACGGGCAACGCCTACTGGGAGGTCATCCGGAACGGCAACCGCCAGATCCAGCAATTCGAGCGCATCGACGCCGTGACGATGCGGCTGCGTCCGATCCACATCGAGCACGTGCTGGTCGACACGCCCCAGAAGATGAGCCCGTTGAAGTACACGACCGTACCGGTCCCGCGGCGCTTCAGGACGTTCGTGCAGTTGGTGAACGGGTTGATCGCCGTGTACTTCAAGGAGTTCGGCGACACCCGCATCTTGTCGGCCAAGACGGGCAACTTTTATGCGTCGCCCGAGGAGTTGAAGGACAAGGAGGGCGAGCTAGCGGTCGAGGCCACAGAGATCCTGTGGTGGTCGGTCTTCAGCCCCATCGGACCGTACGGGATCCCGCGCTGGGTCGGGGCGACGATGAACGTGTTGGGGCTGCGCGCGTCCGAGGAAATCAACTTCAGCTACTTCGACCAGAAGTGCATCCCGCCGATGGCCATCCTCGTGAGCGGCGGCTCGCTCAAGGCGGGGGCCGTGGACCTCATCAAGAACCATCTCAAGGAGACCATCCAGGGCCGCGCCAACTTCCATTCGGTCCTGCTGATCGAGGCCGAGTCCAACCCGGCCCAGGCGATGTCGAGCGCGTCGCGCGTCAAGGTGGAGCTGCGACCCCTCACGGAGGCCCAGCTCAAGGATGCCCTGTTCCAGGAGTACGAGAAGAACGGGACGAGCAAGATCGGCAGCCAGTTCCGGCTGCCTGAGCTGCTCCGCGGCGTATCGCAGGAGGTCAACCGGGCCCAGGCCCAGGCGGTGCTCCAGTTCGCGGAGCAGCAGGTCTTCGAGCCGCTCCGGGAACAGTTCGACCACGTGATGAACCGCCGCGTGTTGGCCGACATGGGCATCCGGTACTGGACGTTCAAGACCAACTCCGCGCCCGCCTCGGACCCGACGCAGTTGGTTACGCTCGTGACCCAGTTGGCGACCGCCGGGGGCCTGACGACCAACGAGGTCCGGGCCGCCGCGAGCGAAGCGCTCAACAAGGAGTTCAAGAAGCTGGACACCCCTTGGGCCGACGCGCCATTTCCTCTCGTGCTCCAGGGCATCATGGGCCTCGACGGAGGCGCGGCCACACCCCCCGCGGGCGGCGCTCCGGGGGCACCGGGAGAGCCTGGCGGCGACGGTTCGGCCCCTCCGGGCGGACCCCCGCCGGGGGCGAGCAAGCCCGGCGACGACCAGGAACCCAAGACAGCCCCCGCGGGCGCGCCGCTCCCCAATTCAGTGGGCTCCGGTGGAGCCGCGGCCGAGCCAGGCGGTGATGACGCGCTCGCGGCCTACTTCAAGCGCCACAACATCACGAAGGTCCAGGTCTCGGTGGCCAAGCTACTTGAGTGGGTGACGCCCTCGGGCGAATGAACGCGCGCCGCGGCGGGTAAGGGGCCCGCGTATGAACACACGCGACTACGACACGCTCAACAGCCTTCTGAACCGGGTGAAGGTTTCGCCCTACCTCGACGGACCGAAGACGAACGAACGCGGCTACGACCACCTCTTCGTGTACGGTCCGTCCGAACACCTCGTGGTCCTGGGAGTCTCGCCCGATGCTGTGTTTTTCGGGGGCGCAACGCTCGAGGAGGCCGCGGGGTACGCACGAGGGTTCGGCGAAGCGCTACAGCTCGCGCGGTTGGCGGCAACCCGAAAGGAAGTGAAAGACTTCCTCCAGGTTCCGGTGCGGCCGGCGAAGCCGAAGCCCGCAAAGAAGACGCGCTGATGGGTCGGCACCACGACGTTCCCGTTTGGCACGAGGGCGGTCTAGCGACCCTGCCCGAGTACGTGTCGGCCTCGGCGCAGGTCAGGCTCGAACGCCCGCCACGCCAAGGCTTCGGCCGCAAGCAGCCGCGCGAGACCTACCCGATCAGTGATGTCGACCGCGGGGGCCGCGCGACCTCGGTCACGTTCGAGGACGGCCGTGTCGGTCGGGTCGAAACCTGGGAGGAAGAGGCGCTGCGTCTGCGGGTGGAGCTACACAGCGCGCTCGGTCGTGTGGCTGAACTGACCGCAACGGTCGCACGGCTCATGGTGGAGCCGTGACGGCCCCCCGCCTACCTGGCGCGACGTGGGGTCCGGCGAAACCTTGGCGGGGTTCCAACACGTGGGCTGCCTTGGACGCGCGAGGCATCGCGGTCGTGTACCACACTGAAGCGGTCGGGATCGGTGACACGGTCCGGGCGTCGCCCAAGGGGTATCGCGGGGTCCTGTTTTCGGACCAAGAAAACCTCGGTTGGTTTGACGCGGACCCTACGGACGCCGCCGTCGATATCTATCGCGCAGCGCGCTCGGGTCGACGGTGAAACTGAGCCCGCTCGAACCGGTCGTCCGAGCCCTGATCCGCCCGTACCCTCCGTGGGGGTGTGCCCAGAAGATGCTGCCTGGTGATGCACGCCGCTGGGCCCACAAGGGCAAGGCTTTCAGCTACGTCGTCTGCTGCCCGGGGTGCCGCAAGCCCATCATGGTACTGGCGGACGACTGGGGGCTCGAGGAGTCCGGCGTGACGACGAGCTGCGCGCCCGTCGGCGAGCCCTCGCGGACCAACCCGACGCCCGCCGTGCGGGACTTTGAACACCCGACGTCGATGCGCTCGACCAAGTCGGTGAAGTGCCACGGGTGCGGTGGGACGTTGAGCGCGACCGGCTCGGAACTGGTCCTCGAGCGGCCCAAGCCCCGCGGCTAGCTACGGTGACGACACCGAGTCGACCATTCCGCCGTCGACGATCGTGCCGATGTGCAGCCCCTGATTCCCGCCGTCGAGGTAGTTTCCCCACATCGAGTAGCGCATCCCGTTGGATGCGCCACCTGGGTACAAAAAGAACGGCACAGAAGCAGGGTTATCGAGTCGATTGTTGACGAACTCGATCGCGCTAACCGACCCTGTGGTGTTCGACGGGGCCGCGATTTCGGGGTAGTCGGATCCGAAGTTATTGGCGAAGGCGCAGTTGCGGATTGTGATCTTGGCAGCCGTATATCCAGACAGCGAGATCGGCACGTTGTATCCAGTCGGCGCGGCGGTCATCTGGAATGTGCAGCCGTCAACGGTGGCTTGCGTCGCGCCGCTCATCGCGATCTCGCCGGCTGCCATCTCAAAGCGCCAGTCTCGCAAGCTGAACGGACCTTGCCACTCGCTTAGGAAAACGAAGGTGGCGAAGGTGTTGCCACTGCTGCCGCCGCCTTCGAATGACCAACCCCCCGCTGTTCCCAGGGCAGCCCCAATGTAGTTTCCGGCCAATCCGCCATTTTTGAAGCTGATCTCCAGAGAGTTACCGTCCCCGCCGCCTTGGATTCCGGCATAGGTCGCGCCCTCGAGATAGGTATCGTTGAAGGCGATCTGAGCCGCACAGTCTTGGCCCGCCACCGCAGTGTTGACGCCACCAACGGCCACGTCGGTAGCGAAGCCGTACACGGTCACTGTGTCGAAGGTGTCTTGGTTCGAATCCATCGACGCGGTCGGGCCAGACAACGCTAGCCCTACAGAATTTGTCGCGGGTGTCGCGCCGACATACTGGATCGTAACATTTCGCATCGTCGCGCCGATATTGTTCCAATACAGCACGGCGATGTTCTGCGCGACCGGCAACCCGTCGACGCCGGCATCGGTGCCCGCGTCGCCCACACCGGCGTCGAGTGCCTCGTCAGACGGATCCCATTGCAGCCCGCTCGCGAAATTGCCCTCCCCGATCGTGCTGACCGAGGTGTAACCGCCACCCGGTGCCCCTACCAGGATCGTCCCGGAGATGCGAAACGAGCCGCTGAGGAGCACCGCGGACTGGCCGAGGTATGCGCTCTGTCGCGCCACGGCGAGCTTGTAGGCGTTGTTGATCGCGACGGTGTTTGCGGCGGCGGATCCGAAGCTACTTGCGCCACACCAGCGCACGTCGATCGGACCGGACCACTGGCGGACCCACGCACCAGGCGACGGGTGTCCAGAGCTGTCGATTGGCACGATCACGGTGCAGCCGTCGTCGGCCGTGGGAGCCGAGGGGGCCCAGATAAACGTTCCTCCCGCGCCGTCTCCTGCGGTCATGGCCCCGGTCGCGAACACCGTAGACGCAGACAGCCCGGTCGACCCGCGAGCCAGCGTCGCGAGGTCACCGGTGCGGAACCCGCCGTCCAGCGGCCCCAGGACCGTGTCGACCACCGTGGCGTCGCTGTACGTCGTTACGCGTGCCGTTACGGGGTGCGCAATAGGCGCGTACGCGGGGGCGCGGGCGTCGAGCCCGAGAAGTCCGAGGAGCTGCGTGATGGATACGGCCAACGTAACCGAGAGGACCACCATGAGCGCGGCGGAAAGCTTCGGGTATCGGTCGATGATCATGGCGCCGCGAAGCTCACGCTGCGGAGGTCTGCGCATTCTTGCGCGCCGCTCGACGTACCGAGCAGATAGGAGGTCGCGCCCGTGCTGAAGGTGCCGACGCCGGTGGTGTTGACGGTGCCGTTGCCCGTCGTCGCTCCACTCACGGTGAGGGAGAGCGCGCCGGAGGGCGTGAGGTGAACGGCAACGGTAATCGCCTGCTCGCGCGACCACGTGAGCGCCGCGCTCGTGAGGACCGGCGAGCCACCGACATCGACGACGACCTTGCCGGTGCTCTGCTGGAGGTATATCTGATTCGTCGAGCTCCACCAAAGGATCGGCGAGTCAACACCCTGCTCGCCGCTCGCGAAGTTGGGCGCGACGACCTCGGTCATGTTGAGCCGCCCAGACGGCGCGATCGCGGTCGTCGTGCTCAGCGTGTCAGCGGCGCGGATGTCCTCAGACCCGTTCGTTGGGATCACGCTCGACGGATATAGCCCTGTCTCGATTTGCGATCCCCACACAGTCCCAGAACCGTTTGGATTTGGCGCTCCCGACCACGAGCCCCAACCCAGCCCTTGTGGACTGATAGCAGCCCACGCAGAGGTCGAGTACCGAGCCCATGTCGGCGCGGTATTGAGCACCATCGTCGGTGAGCCTGTTTGGATGTCGAAAAAGCCGATGGTCTGAGACCCGCCCAAGTCGCGCTCCCAAAACGAGACGGCATTGCTGGAGGCTCCTCCGCCGGCGTATCCCGCGACGGACGTGCCTGCGGTCCACGCGACGGTGACGGCAGCATTCGCCGTTCCGTCTGGCCCGGATGCTGCCGTGATCGTGGCCCCGTTTGTGGACCACCCCGAGGTCCCGGACGCTCCATATGTGGCGAAATTGGTACGGTTCGACTCGACGGATAGACCAAGCCCGCTACCGACGTTACGGGCTCGCCAGGCGTTCGCGCCGATTCCCGACACGATCGTCGAGGCGCTCGTTTGGACCGTTCGGCCCGTCGTCGCGCACGAGATCGACAGCCACGACGGGGGCACGGTGAACACCCCTCCGCTCGTCGCCAGCGCGGTGAAGTTGGCGGAGGCGATGATGGACGGCCCCCCGGGACCCTCCACACCGCCGGGTTGCCACGGGCTCCGACCGTTCACCGGGAACTGCACCTCCGGGACGACGAGCTTGCCGGCGCTCGTGCTGGTCTCCGACGTCGACGCCACGCGCGTCGGTGCGGGGCCACACTGACCGCACGCACCGATCGTGAGGCCCAGCGCGAGGATCGCGAGTCCTCGCGCGAGCTTCGTTGGCCGGTTCATCGCGGCGCTCACCAGAACACGATCAGGTTCGTGCCACTGTATGCGGCGAGGTGCGTCATCTCGACCGAGGCCCCACCGCCCGCCGGCACGACCCAGGTCTCAACCTGGCCCGATCCTGTCGTAAACACGACGGTCCCGCCCGTGCTGTCGGCCGCGAGGAACCCCGAGGCGCGGCGCCCCACACCGGTGCCATCGCCATTTGAGTCGCTCTTGCGCGCTTTGCTCAGCGCCACGAGGTCGATCCCGGGGGCGCTGGGATAGGTCGAGTAGCCCGTCGGGACCGTGTTGATCGCGCCGGTCGCGTTGAAGTTCGTGGCGTCGATCGGGGACAGGCTCCGCATCCAGGCCTCGCCGTGGGGCCCGGCGACCGACCACGCCGTGGCGCCGTCCTTCTTTGGTGTGTTCCCTGTGGGGGCGGCGTAACGGTACGGGTCGTCGGCCATGTCGGGCAGCCTACCTCGCCCGGGCGCGCCGGGACAGCACGACGTTGAACACCTAGGCGGGCGCGTGTAGGCTGCCCGACATGGCCATCATCGAAGACGTCGCGGCAGAAGCGAAGGCGCGTAGGCTCCGGGAGCGCGTCGCGCCTGCCCCGGTGACCGCCACGTACAGCTCCGTCGCGAAGGCGGCACAGGACCTCACGCACCGGCGGGGCGACGAACTGATCCCGGTGGCCAAGACCGAGATGCCCTGGGCCACGACGCACGACTCGTCGACCGCCGCGGACGCCAACGAGGTCAAGCCCAACGCCTCCGCCAACATCCAGGGCGAGCAGACCCCGCTCAAGCTCTCGGCCGCCGCCAAGGCCGCGCTCGACCTCGTGGGCAAGATGAAGGCGCCGCCCGCGCCCGCCAAGAAAGACGACGACGGCGGGGACTCGACCGAGGTCGAGATGGCGGCCAAGGCCGCGCTCGAAGCCTCTGCGAAGGCGTGGCCCCAGGACCTCGCGGCGGCGTTCAAGGGCCACCCTTCGCGCCGCGACGATGCCATCGAGAAGGCCGCGAAGATCGCCAAGGAGGAAGAATCCGAGAAGGCCAAGGCTCAGAAGGGAAGCACGGGCGACGACGTCCGGGCGCAGACCAAGGAGCCCGAGCCGACCGACCGCGGGAAGGTCGAGGGTGGCGTGGTCCCGGTCCGCGAGGTCACCAAGCAAGACCAGGCGCTCGACATGCGCGGCGTCGCCAAGGCCGTCGGGCCCTCGTTCGACACCGTCGAGCGAGCGATCCGCGCCGCGCTCAACCTCCGGTACCCGCCGAAGCCCGAGACCGGGAACATGTGCGGCGAGGGACCGTGGCCCCGCGAGGTTTACGTCGACTCGGTCGTGTACTGCTACCAGGACACATTCTACAGCGTCCCGTACATCTTCGACGGCAAGGTCGCGATGCTGGGCGAGAACCCCGTCCAGGTCCGCGTCAGCTACGTCCCGGCCTGACGCTCTCGGACCGTGCGCCACTTCCTTCTAGGTACCGAGCCCGCGAAGCTCCAGGAGGTCTCGCAGCCGGAGAACGCCGTGGCGCCGCCGGGTCACGAGATGAAGGCGGTCCGCGCGACCCGCAAAGCCCTCGCGTTCCTCCGCAAGAGCGCCAAAACGGTGAAGATTTATGAGCCCACGCGCCACGCCGTGTACGCCCGCGATGGGCACTCGTGCGCCTACTGCCACACGAAGGACCCGACTGGGCAGGGCGTGGGGCTCACGATCGACCACATCCTGGCGCGCAACCTTGATGGTGCCGGGTCCGACGCGAAGAACATGCTGACTTGCTGCTTGTCCTGTAACAGCGCCAAGCAGGACAAGACGACGCGGCAGTGGACCGCGTACGCCAAAGCCTCCGGTGTAACGATCGACTGGAAGGCCCTACGGAACCAGGCCAAGCGCGTCATCGACATGGAAGCGGGAAAGCGCGCCGCCGAGGCCGCGAAGGCGTTCCGCGCTCAGTACGGCGGCGCACGCGGGGTTGCGTTGTCCCGAGCGGTGGCCGAGGGCCTCAAAAACATGGCAACGACGAGTGGGAACCCTAGGCCGAAGACTGGCCCGGGCGTCCACCGCGACGACCACGGAAAGTTCTCGTCGGAGTAGCTACTCCGCGGGCGGTCCGAACTTTGGGCCCTCGTCGCCCTCTTGGCTCGCGGCGATGAGGCCCTGGATCTTGCGCTGCTCATCGGCGCCGATCGGGATCTCGAACGGCATCGTGAGCGCGTCAGGGTCCGCAGTGGACTCGGCGCGGCGTCGCACCACCAGCTCCACGTCGTAGGCGGCGTCGTTCAGCATCTTGGTCATGCGGGCGGGGGCGGGCATCGTTACTTCGGCGGGCTTCATACGGGCCCCTTACCCCCGGGGGTGCTCGTTTGCACCCATCGCCAGATCCCACTGTCCTCGAACGTCCGCTCCACGAGGCCAGCGCGTCGTAGGGCGTGTAGCGCCTCCGCCGCAACTTCGCGGCCCAAGCCTGTCGCGCGGACGATCGCCATGCGGCTCAGCCAACCCGGCGTCGCCCGTAGACACTCGAGCACGCGCTGCTGAGACGCCGTCGGGGTCACGGTTTTTCACCTTCAGGTTCGTCTGCCCGTTCGTGGTGGTCGTCCGCGGGGTTACGCCAACCCGACCCGCCGGGCTGACAGGCCGCGAGGAAGTCCAGGATGCACTGTTCGGGGGACCGCTTCCGGGTCTCCGCGAGCGCCCGGAGCTTCGCCGCGTAGGCGTCGGAAAGGTCGATCGTCAGGCGGTAGGGCATCGCGAAGCATCTTACCCGGTCGGCGCCGCCTTAGCGCGGGTGAGGTGACGCCGCGGCGTCTTCCGATGTAGGCTTCGCCCCACCATGCCCCTGCCGACGAAGCTCACGCCGCGTGAGGAATCCGAGATCACGCCCGCGGCGCTGTCGGCCCGGGCGGGCCAGGTCGTGCGGAGCCTGCGGGGTGACCTCGCGGCCGAGATCGCGATGGCGCAAAGCGCTGCCCAGGACCGGCTCGCCCGCGCGGCCAAGTCGGCGGTCCAGTCGCTCCACAAGCTCGCCGGGGGTCCGGTGGGCGAGAGCGACTTGGCCTCGGGTGGAATGCTGGTCCCGGACCAGGCGCACGAGGACAAGTTCACGCGCCTGCTGAAGGACTGGGACGTCAGCAAGGCGCATCACAACCAGTACACCGACGTGAACCCCGCGAAGGAGCCTAAGGGTCGGGCCGCGGGCGCCAAGCCGGCTGGGGACAAGCCCGACGCGGGTCCCGCGGGCGCCAAGCCGAACGGTTCACCCGACCCGCGCGCGACCCCGTTGACCCAGCCGAACAAGGCCGAGGTCGCGGCGTGGCGCGCCGCCGGGGGCGCGGCGAAGCTCGCCGCCGGGGTCAAGGGCGCGCTGGCGTCCGCGGTCGAGAAGATCAAGGGCGCGCCCCAGGCGCTCAAGGGCGCGGTCATGCACGAGGTCGGATTGGTCAAGACCGCGGCTCAGGGGCTCAAGAGCGCCGTTACGGGCAAAGAAGTCACGCCAGAGCAGAAGGCCGCGATGCGGACCGTCGCGCTCAAGGTCGCGGTCAAGCTCGCGTTCGCCGCCGTTGGTGCCGCGTTGCCCGGCGTCGGACACGCCGTTGGGTCCGCGATCGAGCACGCCGTCCCGCACTTTGCCGAGGCCCTGGCGCACCACCTGGCGGCTCACGCGGCCGAACACACGGTCGAGCACTTGGCGAAGCACGCGGCCCAGCGTGCCATCGGCGTCACGTTCAAGGCCGACCTCGGCGATGACGACGGGACCGAGCTGTTCACCAACACGATCCTCGCCGGCATCCAGGACGCGTTGGCGTCCATGACCGACAAGGACTGGGACGACCTGACGAGTGGCGTTGCGCCGACGGACTCCGCCGAAGGCGCGGGCCTGGGCGACTTCGCCGGACAGGGCGAGGACCAGACGGGTCCCGACGGCAAGGCCCCGCCTGGGGAGGACCCCGCGGACACCACGGCGGGGCCGCCGAAGAGCGGCGTTGCGGCCAGGACCCCGAAGGCTCCGGGAAAGCCGCGGCCTCCCGCGCCCGGTAAGGGAGCGAAGCTCCCGTCGGATGAGGACGACGGCATCGAGCCCGCGGCGAAGAACAGCCCGCAGGTTCCCGGTCCTGACGAGCGCGTCGGCGGAGCCGAGCCCGGCGCGGGCTACACGGTCCGGCGCGACACCCCCGTGGGCTACGCGGTATCGCAGAAGGTCGTCGGCGAGGAGGGGCACACCGAGGGCTACGACGCCCCCGGCCAGCCACTTCCGACGGGACGCGCACCCCGCGGTCCCGTCATCAAGAAGGTCGACTACCAAGGCGTCCCGGTCCACGTCGACCGCCCCGCGGGGTTCGTTCAGAAGAGTGAATTGGGCGACTTGGTCTACAAGTTCGACTACGGATTCATCCCCGGGATCGCGGGGGATGTCGGGACGGGCCTGGACGTCTTCCTCGGGCCGAAGGCGAACGATACTCGCGCCCAATGGGCCGTACACCAGAAAGCCGACAGCCAGTTTTCCGAGTACGCAATCCTCTTTGGCTTCGAGGACGCCGACAAGGCGGCGGCAGCCTTCGAAGAACACGAGCCCTCGGCGACTTTGAAGTGCATCCAGACCACGTCGGTGCAGATGGTGAAGGCCCTGTTGGGTCTCGAACCCGCCGAGGTCACGAAGGCGCTCCTGGCGGACGCGTTTGAGGACTCAGTGGCGGCGGCGCTCGACCTCGCCGAGGTTCGCAAAGCCGAGTGGAGTTCTGCCGAGGTAAACGACCTTCCGGACTCCGCGTTCCTCCACGTCGAGTCCGGCGGCGAGAAGGTCGACGGCAAGACGACGCCCAAGACGCTCCGGCACTTCCCGGTCCGGGGTCCGGACGGCAAGCCCGACGCGGCCCACGTGCGCAACGCGCTCGCGCGGATCCCGCAGTCAAACCTGCCGGCGGACGTGAAGGCGTCGTGCTCGGCTGCCGCGCGCAAGCTCCTCGACGACATCAACGAGGCCGCGGTCGCGAAGGCGTCGGTCCACGTCGACGAGCACCATCGCTCGACCGGCGCGCGCGTGAGCGAACACGACCGCCGTGCGCCCCTGTCGGGCGAGGACCGGGCCCCGCGGGCGGCTTCGGGCGGTAAGACCCCGCGCGCTTCGGGAAGCGGTAGCACGGCCAACGGAGCCGCACCCCGCGCGGGCCATGGGCTAGACCTGCTGCACGAGGCCGCACAGATCACCGATGCCCGGAGCCTGCTCCACTCGACGCTGAACGTCGTGTCCAACGCACTCGACATCGTCTCGCAGCACGCCTCCGATCGCGCGGGCACGACCTCGCGGCAGATCGCCGCTGACGGAAAGAAGCCCGGCGGAGACAAGCTCAACGGGGACAAGGCCGCGAAGCCCGACCCCGCCGCGGCCGCAAAGGTCGCCGGGGACCACGAGCAAGCCGCGGCGGAGCACGCGCGCGCCGCCGTCGCGGCCGCCGAGGCGGGCGACAAGGCGGGCGTTGAGCGCCACCAAGAGGCCGCCGAGGGTCACAAGACCGCAGCCGAGAAGACCCACGACGCGCTCGACCGGCTCCACTCGGACATCGACGACCCGAAGGCTTGGGCCGACCTCCAGGGAGAACTCGACGCGGGCCAGGCTCACGCCGAGAAGGTCGCGGTGGCGAAGCCCGACGGAACCGGCTCAAAGGCGGACGACAAGGGCGCGGGGTCTGGCGGTGACCAGCCACGCGAGGACGACGGGAAGTTCGCCCAAAAGGCCGCGGGTCCTGACGTGCGCGCCGCGTTGCGCGCCGCCGAGGGCAACACGCCGACGCCAGACCGCTCACTCGAAGGTCTCGCCCAGAAGGCCAGCGACTCCGCGGACTCGATGACGCGGCCGTTCATCCCGGTCGTGCCCGCAGCCGAGGGTACGGGCGACCCAGGGTTCATCAACGAGCGCCACGTCCGTAAGGCCGACGAGCGCGAGGTCGAGATCGTCGAGGTCGGGAAAGCCGACGACGCGGCTCCAGTAGAGCAGCGGTACATCCTTGGAATTGTGCTGAAGCCGTCCCCGTCGGTGGACGCGCAATTCGACACTTACGACGCCGATGAGATCGCCAAGTCGGCGCACCGCTGGATGGAGGACTACCGGAACATCGATCTCCAGCATAAGGTCCTCGTGAACGGGCATTTGCGACCGGTAGAAAGTTACATCGCACCCTGTGACCTGATCATCAACGGCCGTAAGGTCGCGAAGGGGACTTGGTTGCTCGCCTGTAGGGTGGTCGACGACGAGATTTGGGCGCAGATCAAGGCGGGCCAGTACACTGGTTGGAGCATCAGTGGTTTGGCTAGGCGAACGCCCGTCTAGCTCTTTCCGCCTTTGGCTCTCAACTGCGCGCAGCTCTTGGTCCGAAGAACTCGCGGTCCGCGCGTCTCGCTGGTAGAGGTACAAGGTGATGACGATGCCCGACGTTGAGCGATCTTCTCTCGTGGCGGAGCTGAACCGGCGTGCCTCGGAGCTGAACGCGCTTGGGTTGGCGGCGCACAACGCGCACGTGAACGTCACGGGCCCGCAGTTCCTGGCGCTCCATCGGTTCCTCGAGCGGCTCTACGAGGGGCTGCTGACCGAGCATGCCGACGCCGTGATGGAGCGCGTGCGGGCGCTGGGCGGCGTCGCCGAGACCGTCGTGACCGACTTGCCCACGCCGTCGTTCGAGGGTCTCACGGGCATCGCGGTCGCGGCGGCGATCCGGACGATGCTCCAGACGGTCGTGCGGCGGCTCAGCAGCACGCGCGCGAGCGTCGCGGGCGAGCGCGATCCCGACACGTACCGCGTGCTCGATGACGTCCTGCACGAACTGAACAAGCCGCTGTGGATGCTGGCCGAGATCGTTGAACCCGGGGCCCCCGCGGCGGGACCCACGGCCAAGTCGAGTTCCTCCCGGTCGGCGCGGACCCGTGGTTTGTTCCTCCGGGCGGGCGTCGACGCCGACGCGGGGAACGAGGTCCTGCCGGCGGAGCAAATCGATGACGTCGCGGACGGCCGGGTCAAGAAGTGCCAGGAGCCCAGCGCGGCGCCCCCGGAGCAAACGGCGGAGCGAAGCCGGCTTGGCGTCAACGGTCTTTGGAAGGCCGAGCCCGAGCCGACTCCCGCGCGCAACGCGGCGCTCGAGCGCCTCGAGATCGTCAAGGTCGTCGACTGGCCCCGGGATCTCGGCCGTGCCCGCTCAACTGTGGAAAAGAAGCTCCGAGCGCTCGGTCTCCGTTAAAACACCCGCTTGAGGTAAGGTACCTGCGATGGAAACGACTCGAAAGCGGTTGAGCTTCCTGGTGACGAAGGCCGAGCGTGATGAACACGGCCGGTTCGCGTCTACCGGCGCGGGTAACGCGGCGGAGCGCCGCGGTTCGGGAACTGAAGACCTCGGCGGGAAGTCGGGGGCCGCGGCGAAACTGTCACAAGCAGCTGGGGCCGCGACGCGCGCGGCCCAGGACAAGGGTACGTCTTCCGCGCACAAGGATGCGGCTGCCGCGCACCTGAAGGCTGCGGGGGCCCACAAGGAAGCCTCCGCGGACCATGAGAAGCAGAAGAAGACAGATACGCCGGACATGGCATACGCCCACGAGAACGCCGTCGAGCAACACGACAAAGCGGCCACGGCGCACGAAGCGGCCGCGACCGCGCACCAAGGCGACGCGAAGACCCTAGACGTGGCGGCGCAGAAGACATCGGCGAAGGAAAACGCGGCGAAGACCGCGTCGGCGGCCGCTAACGCTGCCACGAAGTTGGCTAACGCGGGGGTCACTCGCGGTGACCAAACCCTCGAAGAGCTTCACCAGAACGCAGCCCAAGCCCACTCCGACGCGAAGGACGCGTGGAAGAAGGCCAGCAACACGTTGATGGCGTCGACTCACGCGCACGCGGAAGATCACCACGACAGGGAAGCCCACAGGGCGGCGAACGACGACATGATCGCCCGTGCCGAACGGGCTGATCGCTAGGTTGCTTCTGGGAACAGCACAAGCGCTGCATCGATGATGTCGCGCTGAGCGTTCATCACGCCCTCGATGTCGCCGGACTTGCGCAGCGCATCGACCGCCTCGCGCAACGGGCGAAGGACCCGACCGGGCAGGGAATCCAGAAGCCTATCGGTGGCCTTCGTCGCAACCACGGAGGCCTCTTGCAGCGCGGTGCGGACACGATCGAGTTCCTGTTGGGTCTTCTCGAGCGCTAGGTCGAGACGCGCTTCCTCTTCTTCGAGTACCCGGTAGTCGTGGTTGATCCGGCAGACCGTGCAGTACGGCGTAGCGCTCGCGTGCATCTCTCGGTGCTGCTCGAACCGCGCGTGACCGCACGGCATCCGTTCGAGCTTCTCCAGCGCCTCGTCGAGCTCCTGCGTCACTTGGGTGAGCTGGGCGTTGAGGAAGTCGATGGGCGAGACCGCCGCGGCCGGCGGGGCATCGGCCGCGCAGTCGACGACTTGAAAGAACGGACCGAATACGTTCTCCGGGCCGGTTTGCTTCACGAGGAAGCCTCCCGGTTCGGTTCCTGCCCAACCAGAGGTTTCGTACCGCTCGTAAGAGCAGCACCAGAGCCTCCAGGGCGACAGGCTTGCACCGGGGAACTCCCGGCCAAATCTTTCAAGTTGAGGGCAGCGTTCAGGTCTCGATCGATCACGAGACCACAAAGCTCGCATCGGTAGACCCTCTCGGCCAACGAGAGCGAGACCTTGACCGCTCCACACCCCGAGCACCTCTTGCTGCTTGGATAGAAGCGGTCCGCTACCCGAAGCTCGACCCCGCGCCACTTGCTCTTGTAGGTGAGCTGCCGGCGGATCTCCCCGAGGGAGGCATCCGACAGAGACCGGGCGAGACAGTGGTTTCTCAGCATCCCAAGGACGTTGAGATCCTCGATCACGAGAACCGACGCCTGCTTGGTGATCGCAGTCGTCATCTTGTGGATCGAATCCCTCCGGATATTGGAGATCCTAGCGTGTAGACGGGCGACCCTAGCGGCCGTTTTCCTCCTGTTGTTCGATCCTTTGGTCTTTCTCGCGAGAGACTTCTGACGCGCTCGGAGAAGCTTCTGCGCTGCCAGGAGCGCCTTCGGGTTGGAGAAGACCTCGCCTTCGCTGGTGACCCCGAGATTCTTGATCCCAACGTCGATCCCGAGAACCGACGTGGGCTTGGGTGCGGGATCCGGTAGCCCCTGTTCAACCTGGATCGAAACGAACCACCGCCCCGCTCGCTCCGAGACCGAAGCTGAGAGGATCTTCACCCCCGAGGTCGGGAGGTACCCGCGTTGCTTGAGCTTGATCTTCCCGAGACGGGGAAGCTGAACCCGTCGCTCTTCTACATGAATCGTTCCGCTGAACTTGAAGCTACCGATGCCCCGCTTACGAGACTTGAACCGAGGGAAGCCTTTCCGCTTCGAGCCGCTCTTACACCGACGAAAGAAGCCCTCAAAGGCTCGATCAAGGTTTCGGAGCGCTTCCTGCGGGGCACACTTCGAGGACTCGTACATCCACGGGACCCCGCCGGCTTCCTTGGGGAGCTTCTTGATCACGTTCAGCTC